TACAAGGTACTTGTACCTGTACAGCCTTACTGCCTGTATCACCTTTGATACCAGCGAACGGCAATTTAATCATTGCTCGCTCAATCCAGAAAAAAGTGTTATTAGAGTCGCCGTCGGGCAAGAAACGAATAGTAGCTTCTTTACCTTCTGCCATGTTCCAGTGTGGATAGATTGCGTTGTCGCCGCCGCCTGTTTTGCCGCCTTGGCCTGCTTGTGCTTCTTGAAGTTTCGCACGGATTTCTGCTAATGTTGCCATTTTAAATTGCCTCCTTTAATATGCCTTAAAATGTATGCCTTACGCATATATGTATTATGCGTGATTTATTTATAAAAAACAAGATGTTTACGATATTTTTTTTCGCCAAAAGAAAAGGTTCTATTAGAACCCTTTCTTAAAATCAATTACTTCTTAGCCGCGTCTTTCTTTTCTTCTTTCTTAGTAGGAGCAGCAGGTTCTGCTTTAGCATTCGCAGGTTTAGAAGCGTTAGGTGCTACGGTCTTTACATCCTTGTCCGTTTCTTTCTTAGCGGGTGCTTGAGCAAATGCTGTTGTGGCTGCGAAAAGAGCCGCGGTTAATGCTACGATCGATTTCATATGAAAATCTCCATTTTGTTTTGTTGCTGAAATACTCAGCAACTGTATATATAACGCTTTAAAATACATAACGGTAAACGTGAAATGGTAAGATTGATAGCAAATGGTAAAACTGATCAAAAGAAAGGGCACCGAAGTGCCCGATCTCAATCTAAAATATAATTATAGTCCAGATAATTCTTTAATTCTTGCTAGTTCATTAACTTGTGGTACTTGTGTGTTTTGATTAGGTGCCATACGCTCTACAAACTGTCGAGCTACTTGTTCTGCCTTTGGGCCGTATTTTTTGCCTGCCATTATTACCACAGCCTCTGGACCTTTTGGAAAAGTTTCAGACGGGCTGTCGTAGCAACTATACATAAATTCAGCTAATTCTTGTATATTCAAAGATTCCTCTTGACCCGTACGCTTGCGGAAATCTCGAGCATGGCGATCATCATGTTTTGCTGGATCAGGTAAACGATATTTGTCTGTGCCCTTGCCACGTTGTGCTGGTGAAAGATCGTAGTCGTCTTGTTTGTCGTATTCTGGGTCATTAGGATCAGCAGCTTCGTACTCGTTGCCAAAATCTCCATAGTCTTCGTCTGAACCATGACCGGCTGATGCTAGAGCATAACTATCATCAGTTTCGCCGCCTTCGTCGTCACCACCTTGGGCAAGCTCTGCGAACTCTGCTTCGATATCTTCAATGTAATTGTCCATATCTCTAAGTTCGCCACCGTCTTGATCAGCATAAGCGTACCACACTACTTCTGTAGCACCTTCTACGTCACCTTGTCTTAATAGGTCAACAATCTTACCTTGGTCTGGATCACCGTAGCCGCCGATCTCGTTCATGTTTTCGTCAAACTTCCTTAGAATTTCTGCAACTTTTTCTTCTAAAGAACCAAAGCCTTCTTGAACACCTTCTTGGGCAGGCATATCCATATCGCCAAAATCTAATTCTCCAACTACGTCAGGAGCATTGTTTTCTAACCATTGATACACCAATGGACGCACACAGGTGTCTGCGTCCTCTTGGGCAGTATCTTTAATTTCACGTGCTAATTCTGGATCATCAATTATGCCTTTAAGGCTGCTGATAGCGTTTTGTCCATCTACACCTGCTGGGAAATGTTCTCCCACCAATGACTGTAGTTTCTCAACAGCCGCTGCCTTTTCTTCTTCGTCTTGACTGGTAATAGCATTATCTTCGCCTAGATTCATAGCCCAATCTTCAAATTTTGAAAACGGGTCATTAAATTCTTCTACGCTGTCGAGGTCGAGTTCTACTTCTTCGTTAGTTGATTGTGTCATCGCGACTATGTCGTCATAGTGTATATCTTCTTTGGTCTGCATTAGGCTATAGATGATAGGGAATGCGGCCTTGATATCTTCTTTGAAATTCTTTACTGTAAACTTATTTGTTAGATCTTCGATGAACTCTTCTGGAACCTCTGTTACTTGTTCTGCCTGGAACTGTGCCTTGAATTGCTCGTAATGTGTTCTTTTAGCTAGTTTCTTAATTGTTTCTCTAAGACCGTCTAGTGTCTCATGGGCACGACCAACAATCTCATTAGTTTCGGAGTTCATAAGATCGTTACGTACTACATAATTTCCAAAATTCTTTAGGTGTGCTATTTTTTCGCTGATACCAATGATATGTTTACCAATATCATCATACGGCAATCCGCCTTCTTGTACGTGTCTTTGCATAGCACGAGCACCTGCCAAATGGATGAACGGATATTTAAATCGCTCACCTTGGCCGTTTTCGATGAACATGGCATTGATGTGTCTAGTTCTAGCACCGGGACTAGTTTCATCTACCTGTTGATCATGCTTGATGATCAAACGTGTGTTTTCTAATTTTTGGTAGCTGGTTTTAGCAGTACCGTACATTCCTTCTTTCATAACTCCCTCTCCGACAGGTGTATTATTTGCATATTGACTCAAGAAACTAAAGTCTCTTTGATCTAAATTATCTTTGGTAATATCGCGTGTATCAAAGCTCATCAATCGACGCTTGGCAAACTCTCTAAGACCTCTTAGAAAATCGTACCAACCATCTTTTTGTACAGCATCCATATTTTCAGTAATGCCTGTACTATAATAGACTTTCATATTTCCAGGTTCGGCTAAACTGATACTTACATGCCCTATAGGGTTTTCTCCCTCCATGTAATCAAAGTCAAAGAATACCGCATCTTCTGGGTTGATGGTAATTTCGCCTAATTCAGAACCTAATTTTAGGCCAGAAAAACGGCTTCTAATCTTATAAAAAAGGTCAGTGCTTACGCTTTTGATATTATCTTCCATGTTTATATTTATCTTAATATATAGAACTTACATAAATGGGCATAGGTAACTGTTCTTCAGATAACCTTTCCGTCATTTTTTCATAGATGTGCGGATCCCAATCAGCTAAAATGCCGGCCATCCGTATGATTAATAGGGTAGACGATACTAGGTCGTCATGTTCGCCTGTTTTAGCACCAAATCCTACTCCGTGTGCTACAAATGTTTTTAATTCAGAAATCAGCGGTTTACTGTTTATCTTCATCTTATAGGTTTCTAGCATATTTTTAAGCTGGCTACAAGCCGTTACTTTAGATCTATGTGTAGTGTTAAATCCTTTTCGGAATTTACGTACATGTCCTTTTCGTATAGGTTCGCTTAAAAATAGTCCCGGAAAGTTTTCTTCGCCTATATCATTGATTGTTATTAACGCTGCTTCGCCTAATGTGTTATTTTCAACACTGTAATATATTTGTGGCTGACCGCCTAATTCCATAGCACGTTCGGCAATATATCTTAATATTTCTCTCATGTGCTTTACTTGCGATTGGATAGGCGTTAGATTGTGATGCCACTCTGCTACTTGTTCCATTGAAGGCATTTCGTAAACTTGTATAGCACCATAGTCACCGCCGGTACCTAGGCTAGGATCAAGTGCTACTAGATACGTAGCCTGTGGATTAATTTCTTTATACCAGCGTGTTTGTCCCATAGTCATTACAGGATCAACACCTTTGAGTTCTGCTAATTTTACTGCGTTGATTAGTGTTTCATCAAAGATTAAGAATTCACAATCAAATTCTCTACGGAAACGTTCGTCACCGATCTTGGCACGTTCTACTTTGGCCCACTCTTCATCGCGGTCTGGATGTTCTGCCCAGTGTGCGAAGTATGAACAGAATCCGTTAGCACCTAATTTTTGTTCATTGCCGAACTCATCAAACTTTTTGTTAGCTTCGGTCCAGATTAACGCAAACTGATCTTCGTCTGAGTTTGGTGTTGAAGTAATAATACACTTACCACCTGTGGACAATGTTGGTGATAGGGCAGTCCAGAATTCTTTGGCCTTTTCTGGTGGTTGTACAAACGCAAACTCATCACAGTAAATTAAGGATAGCGACTTACCACGGCCTGTATTTTCAGTAGTTGTGGTTGCTTGGATACGAGCACCATTATCGTATTCAATAGTATTCCTGTTATAAGAATATACGCCAGCACGGATAAAATCAGGTAAATTTTCATATCCATATCGATAACGATTCATGATGTCTTGAGCACCCTCATATTTGTGAGCAGCGATCAAAACCTGTGCTTCGGGTACGAACATCGTGTACCATAATAGATAACCTGTAGCACAAGTAGTCTTACCCATCTGGCGAGGTAACATAGCTATACATTGCTTGTTTTCGTGATAGGCCTGTATTAATCTTTCTTGATATTCATAGGGCTCAAACGGAATACTTCCACGAACAGGATGCTGTATCTTTAAAAAATTTCTACAGAAATACAACGGTCCTGTTATAGGATCCATACATGCTTCTAGATGCTTTACTTCTTCTAAAGTATACTTGATCTGGGCATGTGCTTTCTTGATCAGATTACCGTCGAGTGATTTTGCCATACAACTATTTAATGAAAAAAATAGGCTCCGAAGAGCCTATTTGGTTTTATGATTGTTTATTTAGATTTGATTTCTGCCAACAATGCTTCTAGTTGTGCTTTGATATTTTCTACAGCCATAGGATTGTCGCCGGGCTGTGTAGCAGGAAACTGACGTTTCTTGCGATTTAGATCATCTCCGTTTGGTATAGCAGCACTCATAGGTTTAATCTCTGGATCTGCTCCGCCATCTGGTGTGTTAGCAAATGATTCTTCTTCCCCACTCATATTATCCATCGGATCAATGTCGTTATCAGCTAACGCAGGCGGTTTTGGTAATAGTTTATCTCTCAATGATGCCATTGATGGTTCTGTTTTAACCATAGGTAGAGTCGGATCGCTGACATCGACTCCCATAGGTGATCCCATGCTAGGGTTCACTTTGGTAATCAACTTCATTAATGATTCGATGTTGTCCATGCCTTGAGCATTGAGATTGATACTCATTGACGGTGGAGCAGTTGGCGGTGTCGTTGGCGGAGTTGACATAGGCATGCCACACTCCTCTGATACCTCGCTAGCATTTAGCTCAGCCATCTTTTCTAGTATAGCTTTAAAATCCATATTAACTCCCTAGGGCACTTTTAGTGCCTGCTTTATCTTGTTTAGGTGCTTTGGGCATTTTATATTCGCCCTGGTTGTTTTCTTTAGTTCTTTCTTTGCTGACTTTAGCAATATCTTTTAAGAAAGCTGCTGTGAATTCGTTACCAAAATTTTCTTTGTGTTTGATTTTTTCAGCGTCTTTTAATTCGCTGTCGTTTAACAAGGCTTTGCCGCTAGGACCTTCGACTGGCTCTGCTTGTTCAAACGGATCATTAACATTTCTTACACGTAGGTGTGTGTTAGAAATACCAGTTGATTCGTGTACATCAATCTGTACTTGTTGTGGTGTTACTGGATATGAACATTCACATTCAAACACTGTGACTTCTATATTAGATAGATCTAGAAATTCTAGAGCTGTTTTTTGTATAGGTGTACTAGCTACTTTTTCAAACTTTCCGCAGCCATACTTGCCCATTTTAGATTTAGCCTTATCTTCAAAACCCTCAGGCAACGGGCCAGCAACCTTGATCCTAAAACCATAGGTTTTTTTGCTTTCAGATAGATATTCTTTGAATGTTTTCATATCAGTATTTATTCCTTTCCCTGGAGTTTTTTCAACAATTCGTTGCGATCAGTTATTACAAACGCCTGGCCGCTGAGCATGTTATTAGAATCATCATCTCCAGCATCTTTGTCAATTTTAAGTTTTTTTAACTTAGCATCTATAGCTTTTAATTTCTTATCAATCTTTGCTGATTTAGCATCTATAGCATTTCTTAGCATAGTACCTGCTACTTCAAAAATACGTCCGCTGTAGCGTACTTCCACGTTCATACCTAGATCCATTAGATCATCGTAGGCATCTTCAGCTTTTTTAGCCAATGCGTCTAATTCGTTTTCGCCTAGGTTTTCTAAATCTGCTATATCTGGCAAGCGTCCTGCTATAGCATCTACTTCGCGATAACTTCTTTCCAGATCACGAACTTCTTCTTTAGATTCTTCAATCACAGGAACTTTAGCCTCAACAGCTCTAGTATCTTCTAAGTTAAACAGTTCTTCGAGTTTTTTCGTCATACTATACTTATCTGCGTTTTGAACCTTTGTGGAAAATATCGTCTTCGTTGACTACCCTAAAACGAATTCCCTGTTGCTTACACCAAGCAGTAGCAGCTTCCCATTTAGCAAGATTTTTTACGTATTGTTCTTGATTGTATCTGCTCTTTCCTACTTTTTCTAAAAAAGTATGATTGCTGGGTTTTACTTCTACTAGTTCTGCGTGTTTTTTTCCGCCTTTGTCATTGTAAACAATAAAAAAATCAGGCACATATATTGTATATTTGCCTGTTAGCGGGTCTCTATAAGGAATCTGGATACTTTCTGATGCCCAATTTTCCACTCCCGGGTGCTCGTCTAGCATACGCATGAAAACAAATTCCCAACTGCTGCGAGCCAGCGGTGTTTTCTTCCCGATATATTTGTCGGGATTTTTCATTTCAAATTTACCTTGAGCAAATTTAACCATTACGCTCTAATGTTTCTAAGTTTGAGTTGATTAGCAGTAATCACTGTCCTAAAACCCAATCTCGATGTTTGGCTACGATTTTGATTTAATATCTCAGCCACTAATCCTGTAAGTTCTAACTGTTTCAAAGAATCTAAAGTTTTTAATAATTGAAATACAGGGAATCCGTCTTTTTTAGCCTGTTGTAAAAGCACCATAGCTGTAACTGTGGCTGCTTCGAGACCAAATCCTTTGCTAGTTAAAAAACCTATAGTAGCATCTACATCACTACCGAGATATTCTTCTCCTCGCTGTCCAAAATTATTCAGATAGACTCTGCTTCTATCGGCACTATCGCTAGATTGCGTAGTTGGTAAGTTAGTTAAGACACTATTCATTCTGCTCTCTTGTTTGTTCCGAATGATATACCAGGCAATCCACTGGTAACATTATCTAACCCTGTAGGCGTTAGTAATATATTCGTTGCTTCTGCGACTAGATTTTCTGGCCGAAGAGATGCTAGACTCTTATAAAAATTAATAGCTTTGATAGCAGCCTGCAACCCGTCTGTACTAGAAAAAGCACCCTGGACGTTGTTATCTCCGTATATTTTTGGAGCATCTTCAATAATTTGCGACCCTGCGTTAATTAACCCGCCGGGACCAAATATACTAGAAATCTGGCCTCCACCTATAGTTAAAGGACTAGGAGTTTTATCATAATATAGTTCAGCAAATCCTCGAGGCCGTAATCCTGCGATAATAGAACCTGTTCCATATAAAACTGTTTCATAAACAATATTCATTGTAGCTTCAATTGTGCCGTTATTAGATCCTTGATCCACGTTTCCGTGATTCCAGCTTGTTATATGAGGATTAATCAAGGTATAAGAATTGAATTTTTTTCGACTCAACGTAAATATAGTAATTGAATCAAAGAATGGTCTTGTAAAATTTATTTTATCAACGTCAAGACCATATCGGATTTGTCCTGCTTCTATTTGTCTTTCTGCTCTGCCTGTTGCGTCCATGTTGCTGTCGGCCTTCTCTTTGCCGCCTGTGGTTTGATCCGGAGCATATACCCCGCCCTTTGTCTGGGTCCAAAACGTAGGAGGGAGATATCTTTCATTAGAATAATGAGAAAGGTATTGAGCCCATAAAGCATTTATTACCCCTAAGTTATCGTCATGAAAAACAAGATTTAGCGGTTCATATTTTATTTCTTTGTAAATTATACGTTTTCTATTATATTGGTTTTTAACCTCGTGCTCAAAAGTAATTTTAGGTAAATCGGCTTGTTTTACTAACATGTCGATGGCATTTTGATTATTTTTTAGATACGTGGATGACATTACAGCAGGTTGGTTTATGTTAAACTGAACGTGATACAGGAATTTGGTTCTCGGTGCTCGAGACATTCCGTTATCAAGATATAGTCGAGCCGCGTGACGAGCATCGCCAAGATTTCCCTTGGGATTTGTAATGCCTTGCCCCACTCCTTGGAGGAATCGTGTGAATTTATCTGCCATAATATTATTTAGTGATAAAAAAAGCCCGGGGATTCCGGGCTTGATTTAATTGCGTGATATTAACTTCCTGTAGCCAGGGTACCAATAGTTCTAGCACCGATGTTTCTACCAATGCCGTCAATACCGCCACCTTTGTATTGTATAGCGTTATCATAACGGATTGCTAATGCGATCATTGCTGGTTCGTTTGATGTATAGTTTAAATCACCATAATCGATGTTTTGTACAAAACAACCGTACAATTCAAATGTTTCTAGAACGTTAGGTGTTTGAGCACCATTACCGCCATCTAATAATTCGATTAAAGTAGTGAACTTATAGTCTTGAGCAGATGCTGCTCCTGATTGTTCGAAAAAGTCAAATTGTTTCTGAATCTGTTCACCGCACAGGCGTTGAATAGATCCTGTAGCATCATCTCTCACGTTTAATGTTACTGGTTCCCAATTGTGTCTACCTGCTAGGTATACTCTTGAGTTGTAAATTGGAAGTTCTATTTCTTCAAAGTTTACTTTAGGACGAGTAATGTCATTTACTTGTTTTGTTAATTCAGTTGCTACTGTTCCATTTGCCCCGAAGCCTTGTAAGACTACCCTAAATCTATACTTTAGCTTGGGCATTAACAAGCCCTGAGCACTAGACGAAGCGTCTGTTGCTAAAGGTACTGTTAATTTTGATAGTGTTGAAATTGCCATATTCTTATGCTCCGGATAATGTTATTTAGCTCTTATGATTGGGGGATTTTTCGCCCCCAAACATTAAGATGCTCTCGATGCTGCTATCTCCCCTGTATTTTTCAATCTTAATGGGATGTAAATAAATTCAATCGCTTTTACTGGTTCAATTGCGATATCTACATATAGTTCATTTCGATCAATCCTTGCTGGAGTGTTATTTGTTTCATCGCAGACCACAGCATAATCATAGATAGCACGTAGACCTACAAGCTCTAGCAATAGACTTTCTACTGCCTGTCTAACTTCGTCTCTTGTAAGTTTATCGTTAGGTTCAAACACAAACGGTTTAGCTAATTTGCTTAACTGGCTGCGTAGATAAATTACCAAACGTGCTACGTTAATTCTGTCTAGTGCTGATGATCCAGTACTTAGGGTTTTTTGACCATAGTTTACTAGACCAACGCCATTAAAGAATGTTAAAGGATTAACTCTAATATTCGCTAATGTGTCACGCTGTCCTTCTGTTAATGCTACAGGTTTAAATTGTCCTGTTTTGCTTTCTAGGTACCCCACTGATGTAGCATTAGTAACACCACCTCGTCTAATACCAGCAGGAGCAAACCATGGATAAGATACTTGATCATTTAGAGCAATAGTTCTTAACATCATGTAGCTTGGTGGTACCATGATTGTGTTACCAGTATTGTCACTGGTTAAACCTGCTGGATAAAATACTCCAGCATACGCATCTGAGCTAACTAGGCCCACGTCTCCGTTGTCAGTAGCAGCATTAACGTTTTTGCCCCAGTTGTTTAATGAATTAGTATCTGGAAGTAATCTGAAAGGAGCATCGCCTACCACAAATGCTGTTGTTCCACGATCAATGTTTAGAGCAATCATTTCTTGTAGTACTTCGGGATATCCTGGTGTAGCAATAAGATTGAAATTGCGTACTTCGTCTTCACGTATTTCAGAGTTAGAATTTAATAACCCCTTCAACGCCTCAACAACCACTTGACGCTGTGCTTTACGACCAAAGTCGCTGCCTGAATCAGATACCCAACGTGCTGACTCATAATCTATCATTGACTCATCACCGTAACGACCGTTGTCTGTCGATGTGTCAACATGATTTCTAACATACTTTTTAATGTTGAAACCGCTTCTACGAGTGTTGAATAACAAAATACCTCTTGGATATAGATCGGGATCTGGTGCGTCGTAGTCTACAAAATCACTGCTTAACAATTCTAAGATTGTGGCAGGATCTTTTGACTCGCCATTTAAGTCCCATCGAGCATCACTAAACACAATACCATCTTCTGATGTGCTATCGCTCTTGTCAATTAATACCCAATTATTTGCTATCTGGTCAGTTAAGCCGTCTTGATATTTGTAGATTACCGGATAATTTTCTAAATCACTAGCATCAATCCATAAATCACCAGTCACAAGTGCGGTACCGTCGCTTTGTAGCAATGGTCTAACAGAATTAACAATTGGCCCCATCGGGTCTGTACCGTTGGCATATACTGGGGATGCTGTAGTAGCAATACCGCCACTACCACTATACCTGTAACCTACCCATGCTGATCCATTATGAATCATGATATCTGTTTGATCAATTAAACTGTTAAACCATCTTTGACCATCTGCCGGATCGTTTAACGGAGCATCTGAAGATGCTACATATCCTGTAGATGTACCAGACAATGGCATATAATTACTGATTACATAATCAAAATCACTGCTGACACTTGGTGATCCGTAAAAATTAGGAGTTCCTGTAGCGTCTGTCACATTATATTCAACAAAACCGGCATCAGTAAACAAATCATCGCCGTCGATAATTCTAATCTCACCGCCTAGTTTATGAGTAATTGTAATTTTACCATCTAGTACTGTAGCTTCAACGTTTACAAAACCAGCATTGTTGATAGCTTGTCTTAGTGTATTAGCATCCGCACCTGTACCTGCTGAGGTAAAAGTTATTGAAATGGCACTTGAAAGACTAGCATTATTAACAAGACTTTCTCTCATACTAAATGTGTAAGAACCACTAAATGTTCCTGCTCCAATTGTATCAGATGTTACAGATGTGGCACCTTTGATCTTTCTAACAAAAATCTTAAAGCTGGCTGTTTGAGGTGTGTTATCGTAGCCAGTATCTTCAGTGTAATTGTATTGTACATACACTGTGTCTTTATCAATCCCAACACCACCGCCTGTTTTGTTAACTCCAAAGATAGCACCTTGTGCGTTAGCCGATAAAGGAGCAGCTACTTCTAACCATGATTTAGAAGAACTATTCCAACGTTTTACTCTCCAACGTGCTCCAAGATTAGGATCGGTTGTCTTAACCCATATAGATCCGCTTGGTCTGGAGATAGCAGCATTTGATTTCCATTGAGGAACCTGTGTGTGCGGCGACATTGATAATTCTGGACCATAATATGTTCCTGCTGCAACACCGAATAAACTTAACACAGTAGCTGATCCGTCTTCTAGCACAAGAGCATTGCTGCCTGTTGAATCACCGACCATGTCATCTGTGGCATCTGTAATGTATAGTGTTACAAACCCGTTTACGGTGGCTGCTCTAACACCTTGGATTAAAGCATTATTAATCAATGTAACCATGCCGCCTACAGTTGTATAAGCTGGAACGTTAATCTGTACTCCATTAATAATAAAAGTTGACGAACTTGTTTTTGACGAATGTCCGTCTACTTCGGCTGTAAATGATGGCCAAAACTTACGCCACTCTTTTGTTCCTAGCAATTCCCACGATACCGGTTCGCCTACTGTAGTATAATCTTTGCCTTTGTAATAGACTCTGATAACATCAGACGCTGTAACCACAGCATAGTCACCGACTCGACCAACACCACTAGCTGGTTGGGTTCCGTTTAGACTTTCTGTATCTTCTGCTGTGATGACAACGGGCACTTTGTTATTAAATTTTTGTCCTGCTAATCCGGCAGGAGCTGAATCCCACTCAAAAATACCCCAGTTGGTACTTTGAGTATCTAACCACCACTGACCGCTTGTTGCTTCAGAACCAGGAATTTCTGATTTAGCAGTTAGGTCATCTAAATTTACTGCTGCTCTGACTACATAGGCAGAATTAGCAGATCCCAAGAAACTATAGGCTGTCTGTAAGCCATATTCGTTTCTTTCGTCCCCGTGTATTGGGGAACCCGATATTGTTCTCCTAAATGTCGGGGTGCCAAAGAAATCAACAAGTTCTCTTTGACTTGAAACTTTGTATACTTTACCTGCGTTGGTTGCTAGTGTACCTTGTGCGGTACCTGTTCCGCTAGCGTTTGCTTTATTTTCTGCAGTAGCAATTACAATTAATGGAGTTGTGCTGCTTTCAGCTGGAGTATAAAAACTCTCATCGATTACTGTAACTTCTACGCCTGGTGAATTAAGTGCCATTCCGTTGTCTCCTGATGGTTTGAATCTTGTATAATATTTATTCAGTAAACCAAAAAACACAGAGTTTAAACTATCGGAAAAGGGGTGAAAAAGGTCCAAATTCTTTAAATAGATGTATGAGACCCCTATGTAAATGCGGACAAAGACCGGCTGCTATAAACTATCGCAAAGAAAAGAGAATCTATTATAGATCTCTTTGCGAAATTTGTTTAAAGCACGGAAAGTATCACGGCATACCTAGATGGTATAGAGCAGGATATAGGAAAAAGAATGCCTGCGACAAATGCGGGTTTAAATCACCGCATCCTGAAATTTTCGCAGTTTATCATGTCGATGAAGATCTTAATAACTGTAAGATCGCTAATCTAAAAACAGTATGTGCTAACTGTCAACGAGTGTTAGCTAAAGAAGGCATTAAATGGAAACAAGGCGATCTTGTTGCTGATTTTTAATCAATCCTTCTATCTTTTCAAATAGGTCCGATATACCGTCGTTGTTATCTAACACGGCATCAAACTTAGTACCTACCCAAGCAGTTTCCGAAGCATGGATTTTAAATTGTGTTAATCTGTCTTTGCTTAACGCCCAATTTATATGTTTAGGACCCGCATTTACCGCTACCGCATCTTGATACCATTCGGGCTCAGGACCGCGAACTACACGTACTACGATTCCGCCGGCGTTTTTAATACTGGCTATCTCGTTGGGAAAACGACAGTCTGATATCACTATATTATCTTTGGAGTTACGGAGTTTATTTTCTAGACTGGCGATCCATATATCATCATGGAAACTCTTGCGGCAAACTTCTGTGCCCCAGTATTGTAGTACCCACCTAGGAGTTAACGTAGGCATTGATAGACGTTCTGCCCACCACGGATCTACTTGCTCACGCCACTCTCGAGCTTCTTTAGTACGCCCTTCTAGCATAATTCGGTCCCAACCAAATACCGATGCCACAGCATCTTTTAATGTGTTGGCAAACGACTCGCGTCTAAATTCGTGAAAGTTTACAAGATAATCGGCAATAGTGTCTTTGCCCGAACCAATAAAACCGCATACTCCAATAATCATAGTATCTCCTAACAATACTAATATTGTAGCAGTTTTTTATTTTACGGTCAACCGACTACGAAAGTATATCCAGCATTAGCATGGCCGGGGACGAAGTTAACCAATTCTGCTGTTAGTCTTTCAATATCAGCCTGAGCTTCTTGTTTAAGTGTAGCACCATTTAATGATGTACCACCTTGCGGGCCGGCAATTTGAGCAAATTTCTCTCGGGCCTGGCCAAGCATCATTTTACAGTTGGCTAATGTATAATCTTTGATCCATTGCCCGGCGTAAGTATCAACTAGGATAGCCACGTCTGGTCGTGTGTTGTAGCACCAAAGCATGATTTCTTCATCAGTTCTAGGACGCTGATGTATGGTTAGCTTGTGAGATTGAGCGTGCCATGTAAACTGTATGAAACTACCAAACATCTTACCCACACGTTCTTGATAACCAGCAAACAACTCATAAGTTAACAGTCCGCCCATATTAGTAGATGATAACAAATAGGTATTTGTATAAGCTAAGTTAAACGGTTCAAACACTGTTCCGCCGTTACCTCCACCTGATCTAGATCCAATGCTTCGTCGATAAATTTCTCGAACTACTTGGATTTCGTTTGGTAAAGTATAAACGTTTTGATCTTCAGATAGGGTTAAAAACGCAAAACTTTCTTCTACAGAATTATCCCCTCGTTGCCGAAAAACTGCTAAACTACGCTGAATTGCTGTTTCGTAGTGCTGGGGGTCTAGTTCTACGTCAACCATGCCGTCGCCCAGCATTAAGCGACAATAGTCGAATACTTTTTGTTTTTCTTGATCTAGTTGGCTCATGCTAGTATTTATTACAGCGGTAAATATATGACTATGCCAAGACTCAGTTTATACAAGCCCGAAAAAGGCAATGATTACAAATTTATAGACAAAAATATCTGGGAAATGTTCCAAGTTGGTGGTACAGATGTTTTAGTTCACAAGTATATAGGACCCGGTGATCCGTTGCCCGGTTCTAGCACACCTACAACACCGGTTTATACTGGCGGGATTCCTGAGTTACAAATACAAGATTTGTTGTTTTTAGAAAACAGAGACAGAAAATACGATCCCGATGTATACATTTTGAGAGGCGTATACAACATAAGCGATCTCGATTTTAATCTATCACAGTTTGGTTTATTTTTACAGAACGACACAGTTTTTATCACTTTCCATATTAACGATACTGTAGAAAAAATAGGTAGAAAACTGTTGGCTGGGGACGTTATTGAGCTACCGCATTTGAAAGATTACAATGCCCTAAACGATTTAAAATTTGCTCTAAAAAGATTTTATGTCATAGAAGAAGTTAGTCGAGCCGCAGAAGGGTTTTCGGCCACATGGTATCCGCATTTATATAGAGCAAAATGTACTCCGTTAGTAGACAGTCAGGAGTTCAAACAGATTCTAGACGGGTTAGCTGACGACACCGGAGAAGATAACAATACTACCTTACGTGATATAATGAGCACCTACGAAACAGAGATGCGTATTACTGAAGCAGTATTGGATCAAGCCGAATCGGATGCTCCTAAGAGTGGCTATGATACTACAATGTATTATACCGTACCGTTAGATGAGCAAGGAAATGTAAAACTAGTTACTACAGACGCTGGGGACATTGAAGCCAGCAACGAAAGTACTGCGGTAGATGCCAGCGTTATCATAGCAACGCCTACCAAAGACGGATATCAAAATTATCACGAAGATGGAGCAACTCCAAATGGTGCTCCCTTTACTAGCGGTATTACATTCCCTGGCAACCCTGTAGAAGGACAGTTCTGTCTCAGAACAGATTATTTCCCTAAGAGATTGTTTAGATTTAATGGCAAGCGTTGGGTCAAATACGAAGACAATGTAAGAATGACCATGAGCAATCTTGGAACTTCTGATACCGAATCTGGAGAAAGATTCGAAGGCAGAGATACAAGACAAAACCAAAAAGGCACGTTTATCAATAACACTAATGAACGTATGATAGACGGCAAACTGGTTAAAGAAAAACAGAGCTTGAGCAAAGCACTAAGACCTAAGGCGGATGAATAATGGATTTTTTCTATGACGGACAGATAAGACGATACGTAACTCAGTTTATGCGTATCTTTATTGGTTTTAAGTATCAAGCAGGTGATGGATCTTTAAAACAAGTTCCGGTAGCCTACGGTGATCTCACTAAACAGGTAGCACAGATTATCAGAGAAAATTCTGAAAACAAAATGCCTAGCGTTCCTAAGATTGCCTGCTACATAACTGGAATAGAATTAGATAGAAATAGATTAGCTGATGCAAGTTATGTTAGTAAAGTTAGCATCCGTGGTAGGTCTTTTGAATCGTTCGATGACGAAACAGGTCAACCGATATATGATAATACGCAAGGTGGTGGGTATACCATTGAACGATTGATGCCTACACCATTTAAACTAAGCATGAGAGCCGACATTTGGAGTTCTAATACAGATCAAAAACTCCAGTTGTTAGAACAAATTTTAGTGTTATTCAATCCTAGTTTAGAAGTACAAACCACAGACAATTATATTGATTGGACCAGTCTTAGTGTTGTTGAGTTGACAGCGTCTAACTTTACTTCGCGAGCGATTCCCCAAGGCACCGAAGTTGATATAGATATATGTTCATTGGATTTTGAAATGCCAATCTACATTAGCCCGCCAGTTAAAGTTAAGAAACTTGGCGTTGTACAAAATATTATCATGAATATGTTCGACGATGATGGGCAGTTGAAACCATTGGCTGAGCTAGCATTTAATAGTCCTGTTGATTCTAAAGATATCAAATCAACATCAATTATTACTACTCCTGGAAACTTTGGCGTATTATTGCTTTCATCAAAGACTGTTACGGGTGTTGAGACAGGTTCATACTACGTTAGTGCTTTAGATGTTAATGAAGCTGTCGTTGAAAGCGGGTTAGACATACCTAAAAAGACTGCTGCCGTGATCGACTGGAATAAAATTATTCCTCAGTATGGAAAATATCGTCCTGGTATCAGTCGAATTAGATTCTTACAGCCAAGCGGCTATGAGTTGGTAGGCACATTTAGTATTAATGAAGTAGATTCACAATTTTTAGTAGTAGATTTTGATTCTGATTCTGAACCTCAGACCGATTTAATCATTAACGCTATCATAAATCCGCAGACATATGACCCTAGAACAAGTTTACTTCTAGGAACAAAATATCTAATATTGGAAGATATTGGATCAGAAAGTAATGTCGACGGTGCTGACGCATGGAAAAATTCTGATGATTCGGATTTTGTAGCCGCGGCAAATTCTATAATTGAATGGAATGGGGCTAGCTGGACAATAATTTTTGATCCGTTGATTGAACATAACGAACCATACTACATTAAAAATCTTAAAACTGGTGTCCAGTACAAATGGGAAGATGGGCAATGGCTTAAATCATTTGAGGGCGAATATACAGCCGGATACTGGAGTTTTGATTTAGAAGGATGATATATAAAGGCATGCAGAAACATGCCGGTATACTTTTCATATCTAAAAAAACTTCTAGGGTACTAATGATTCTAGAAGATCTCAAATGGACTGTTCCTAGTTTTCCTAGAGATAAATCTGTTGTCGAAGATGCTCAATCAATCATCCAAGAATATTATGGGCAAGAAGCTAGATTGGTGCCGGTTGAATTATATCTAAGTCAAGATAGCGGTTTTGAATTTTCCACATATATATGTTTAGTTGAACAAGAATTTGTTCCGTCAAACAATCAAACTTTTTGTTGGACTATGATCGATGTACTACCAAAAGGTGTACACACCGGTTTAAAAAATACCCTTACAAATAAAATTATCAAAACTAAAATTGATACTATATTACTAATGGGGACTTCATTATGAAACTATCTATTACTAAAAGTAAAAATTTTATCAGCGATTGCCAGCGATACGAACAAGCAATCAAAGAAACTAAAGATTTAGAATTAGAAAGTCTTTACAAAAGATTTATCTCACAGGCTAAATCGCTAGATGCGTCAACAGACTCTATAGAAATCTTTTCTAATGTTGCTCGTCAAACAGAAGAAAGAAATAGATTAAAATCTCTAAGAGTTGATTTAGAAAAAAGAATCACAACGTTGAAAGAAAAGCTTCAACGGTCATAAAATCATAATCTCCTAAAATTTTATAAAGTTCAGTATTATCTGAACAGGTATATTTCTGATATTGATTTATCAGATTACTAGGAAAATCAACTTCTTCTATTTCAGCAGAATATTTTTTAGCGATCAATTCGGCAACAGATCGAAACGAAATAGAAGATCCAGTACCTAAGTTAAAAATTCCATTTACATTTTTATCGATCATTTTTGTTTTGATCTGTGCTATGTCATCAACACAGATAAAATCTCGTTGGAAATTTTCGCTGTTCTTAAAAACTTTAATCTTACCTGTTTCGATCGCCTGTTGTTTGAATTTAGTTATAGGACTGGCTTGATCTTTTTTATGAGATTCGTTGTGTCCGTATACATTGAAATATCTCCATCCTTGTATGCGAGCATTGGGATAATCTAATAGTGTAGAGTAGACATATTGATCTATCAACATCTTGCTAGTAGCATATAAAGATCTAGGATTCAAAGGTTGTTTTTCTTTGAACGTATTACTATCGCCATAGACAGAAGCAGAACTAGCATATGATAAAGTTAAATTATTTTTAACTGCTTGTTCAATCAACCAATAGCTCGGCTGTAAATTAGATTTTTCAATCTTGTCTTGACTAGTTTCTGTAGTTGATGATATCGCACCTTCGTGAAATATAGCTTCCACCTTAAGCCAGTGATCGAAAATTCCGTAAAAGTTTTCTGGTGAAACTATATTAGAAAATTTTAATTCTTTAATATTATTTTCTTTTCCGCTGTCCAGCTCATCAACAATCAATATATCTGTTATAGATCTGCGATTTAGTTCTTTTACAATATTAGAACCAATAAATCCTGCTCCGCCGGTTACGATTATCATTTAAAAAATTGCTCCGGATGTATAGACTTATCATCGATCCATAGGTCATAATGTGGTTTACGTAGTTGGAGACTAGTATATTTTGCTCCCCAGTCAGCCATCTGTTTATGTGTGATTTCGGTTCTATCAATGCCTGAACGCGATCCACGTGCTGTGTAGTAATGTATTTCGTGTCCTTCGTCGAATAACTTATTGATTTTAGCTATTCTATCCATATACGGTTTTGTTTTAGCATAATCTACATTACCGTCGACATCAAATTCCATAGAACATATAGTGCCGTCAATATCCACGATGTAAATCATTTTTGACTGTCTCCTGGAATTAATCTGTGATTATCTTCGACTGAATCGGCTGTGCTTACTTCAAACACCATCGCACCGTCTGTCATTGCTTCTAATTGGTGTGGTTGTAACGGAGGATTATGCCACGTGTCTCCTTCGTTTAATTCTTGTTCATATATCTTAGCGTCTTTGGTGTCGATCCAACGCAATTTAAATTTGCCTGAATTTACAAACCAAGTTTCGTCTTTTTTATTATGAAAGTGCATAGAAAATTTATTTCCTGCTTTTTCAAACACTAATATTTTCCCGCAGTAAAGATCGTTAGTGGCCCATATAATTTCAAAACCCCAACCTTTGTTTACTTTTCCAGTTAATCTTTCTGTCATTTTATTTCCTCTAATCTTGGAGCATAAACTCCTACGTGTTGTACGGTCACCGCTGATGCTTTGTTAGCAAACTTTATCGCGTCAGGCATGTGGGTCGTTTCTAAAAATTTATAAACAAGAGCAGCTAAAAATGTATCTCCTGCTCCGCATACATCAGTTACATCACCTACTATTTCAGCCGGATAAACCCAGCCGTTCCATTGAGCACCATCTCGCCCATGTGTAACAATTAAATGATCATTGTCGGGCAAATAGCTAGTAGCACGACTTTGTTCCAGTTTGTTAATTTTTACATAACAGCCGGCCAGTCGAGCTAGATCTGTTTTCTTTGTGTCGATAAAGATCGGTACATTTACTTCTTTAACTAGATCTTCAATAAGATCGTAGGTCACTGTGCCTTTGTTATAATCACTGATCACGATAGCATCATAGACAGGCGGTATCGCTGTTTCAAAGGTAATGGGCGTACTTTCAACATCTCGATCTACCCGTAGTATCTGTTGTTTGGTGCGTTCATCAATCAACCTATTTTTCTCGCTGACCCTGTCTTTATCCCTTAGAAAATCAACATCGCAGCCTAATGCTTCTAGATTTTTTCGTACATTACCTGCCATACCGTCTTTGTGGATAGTATAGTGTGGTTCGAAAACAGGAACCGGGGCTTCGGGACTGATACGGTTTACATACCCATAGGTGTAAACATCGTTACAGTCATCGCCTATTAGTAATATCCTGAATGATTTTTGTTGTAGAATAGTCATATAGCCTATCAAAAAATATAATTTCGTCGCAGACTTCTTGGCCTACGATAGGTTTACCCATGTAATCACTGCCCTTAACCATAATGTCGCAGGCCGCAACGAGATTTATGAGTTCTAGATCAGTGTCAAATATCACGACCTCGTCGACTGCTTTTAGATTTTTGAGCATGTGTGCTCGATATCGTTGATTGTTGATTGGTCGAGAAGACCCTTTTAAGTGGCGAATGCGATCGTCTGAATCGATGCCAACCATAAGATGGTCTCCTAAACTCTTAGCATAGTTTAAAAGATCAATATGTCCGGGATGTAATATATCAAAAGAACCGTTAACAAAAATCAGACTCATGCTGTAATTATACAGCAAAGAGTCTGTTTGTCAACCTTTTAGGCTTGTGCTTCGCCCCAACGTAGAATAATGTTAGCGTTAACTGATGTTCCAGATACCTTAAAGATGTTGATAGCCAATACGTCTGGACCATTTGGGAATGTACCCCTACCGCCTAAGGTAGTATTGGTTAATTCTTTCAATTCTGAAAGATCCAAACTATCTGAACTTCCCGGCAAGCTGATGAACGAGAATACCTGTTCACCTGGTAAAGCATACGGTGGTTGTCCAAATTTAAATGTAATAGTACTAGCACCTGCTACCACAGCATTGGATGTCTGCGTAAATGTTACAGAGTAGTAGCCAGTGCCCCCAAAGCTTCGTAAAGTACTAACTGTGGCTACGCGAGTACCCGCAGCAAATTTAGCATCAGAGACTTCTGTGCCGGCACCTGCTGAATAGGTCGATACCAATGTTTCCCACGATGCTTGTGTAAAATAAACAAAGTTAGTCACTGCGGTATTTTGTGCCAGCGATAGCGTAATAGTATTGTTAGCATTTACAGCCGCTGCTGTGGTTCTAGTTATGAACAAGGTATAGTAGGGTATAGTATCAAAGGTCACAGTTGTTCCGCCTGCTAGTGTACCTATGCAATTACTACTAAACACCACAGAGTAGTAGCCAACCCCTCCAAATGTTTGTAATCCGCTGATAGTAGAGATAGTTGTTCCACCGGTAAATTTACCAGAGTCGTTGGTTAATGTACCTGCCACTGGAACATCTACTGGTAGTGCTGTCCAACTCGCTGCTGTAAAGAACAGATTATTGGTAGTTGTTCTAGAACCGCCGAACGCGGTGTTGATAGTTTGAGCTGATAATGGTAAATCAGCACTTAATCCTTGGCTCATTGTTACAGTATAATATCTGTTAGGCGATGTGCCTTGTATGCCTGACACTGACGATACCGTAGTTCCTCCTGGGAATGCCGAAGTTACACTAAATCCAGTTTGTGTTACTGGATTGGTCATATTATTCCAACTGGCTTCCGTGATGTTTAACGCAGTTTGTCCTGCTACATAGGCTGTAAAAATAGTTCCGTTGTTGTTAGCTCCGGTCGCTGTTGAATTATATTGAACAAAGTTATTGCCTGCTCCTGTTACAATATAAGTTCCATTATATGCGTTAGGGTTTACACCAGTTACGGTAATTCTAGAATTGACCGGAAACGGAACATAACCTTGATTATTAAAAAATAATGTTGCTGTTACACCGTTGCCTTGTGGGAAAGTCGTATTAACTGACCTAAAGAACGTCTGCATACTAGAAGTTAACGCACCTAACGTTGTAGCTACTGGACTCGGACTTGCGGCCACAGATGATACTGTAGTGCCTGATTGGAATTTAGTATCCGAGGCTGCTATAGCGAATCCAGCAGTGGCACCTGAAGAATTCCAGCTGGCTTGTGTTGCGTATACGAATGAAGATCCTGTAGCTCTATTGAATGCTGTTTTATTAGGTACCGTTACGTTAGCAGTTACCGTATTCAATGCCGTAGCAGTAGCAGTGGGCTGAGCTACTCCACCAGACCAGTTTACAGAACCACCAGGAGCGATCTGTGCGAAGCTAGGTTGGCCACCGGCAGCAACGCCTGTTAATCCAGACCAAACAATGTCGCTGGGGTTTGAAGGATAGTTCTGAGGATTTAACACTCCTTCAACGATGATACCGCCTGTGCCTGTATCTGATGTAACAGCTATCTCTTTCAATAATAATTGAGCTCTGTTTAACAATTCTCTATCACCGAGATCGCCCACTACCGCATTTGAAACACTAGGTGCTAGACGAATCAAGAACGCAGTAGCTTTGGTTGTGCTAACACTTAGACCAGTAGACGCATAGTTAAAAATGTATCCTCGATCTGAGTCAAACAAACCGTCTGTTAGGAAAGCACTACCCCAGTGGCTAATTAGTGGCGTTGTAGTGTTGTTCATTAGAATAACGCCAGTTCCGGCACTGTGATCTGCTGCCACGCCGGCTGTGAAGTTTCTATTAGCACCTGCTATGAATAAATCCAATTGAGCAGATCTAGTACAACCTGTTAGTCTGTTTAGAGTTCGATCGATTCCTGTATAAGAAATCATTTCATTGTCTATATAAACGATACCAGTTTCTGGGAATCCCGCCACGCTTGCGAGTGATACTACTGCAGCAGTATTGCTAATATCACTGACTAAGCTGCTAGTAGCACCATAATTTGAAACTTCGTACCTAACAGGCAGGTTACCAGTACGCATATAAGCTTCTGTATTGATGTTTGAGTTTCTCATTCTATGTGCGAAAACATAATTACCGTCCGAACCTCTTAACATGAAATCAATAAAGCCAGCACCGTACCATGAATACTGGATTCCAATCATCTGCATCTTTGTGATATCTAAATCATACCCGCTAGGCCCGGTTCCATCTAGTCGATCTTTATTAAAGTTTGATTGCTGTACTCTAACTTCTGAAACTAAACTCATTTTAGCATTTGATACGTTGTTGACACCTCGGAAGTCTGGGTTAACAGTCATCGATGTCTGGCTGTCAACGTGTGTTACTATGTGTGTCATACCCCTAATGGTGACAGCATCGCCTGCTTTGATCTGATCTCGGAATCTACTGTTAAGCCCTGTAACTCTGTTCGAACCAGAGTTTACAGAAATAGTTCCTGCTAACTGTTTCGTAGAAGTGCGTTGAACAGCCCAAAGAGTCTGTCCATCATATTCCCAGAAAATTCCATTTTGATCGTCAAAAACTCCAGCACGGACAACAGCACCTTTCCAGCGTAAAGTAGAAATTTGACAATTAAAACTTAGTGCGGGTTTTCTAGTTCCTACTCGTTTCGTAGCAATAATTCTAAATGTTCGTTCGCTGACGATTTCATCAACGGTATAATCGCCATCATATCCTCCGGTTGTTACACCGCTAAGGCGTATAACAGCACCGCGTTGTAGGCCGTGATCGTTGTCACCTAATGTAATTTCTATAGTGGCACCTACTTCGACATCCGTAGCAAGTATAGTCAATACATCATAGCTAGGTGCGAATAACGCACCTGTGGTATACATAACACCTTTACCAGATTGATAACGGATATATTTTTTACTTTGACGTATGGCCTGTACGCCATGTTGTGGGCCTCCAGTGCCTAGTTGAACACCGCCGTCGAACGGTCTATGTGTAAAGAAGCTATCAGGTCTTGGATACACCACTCCTGTTATAGGAGCACCTGTGATCACACCTGGTGATCTAGCTTGGAAGGTAATGGTGTTTCGAGTTGGAATTTGTGTAGCAGAGAACGAACCGTTGGCTAATGAATGATTGTTAGATCCATTATCTGAGCTGACTGTAACGATAAACGATCCGCCTGGAGGAATTCCGTGAGGTTCTTGGAATATAATCTGTAATGTAGCTAATGTACCAAACCCTAATCCTGTACCGGAAGTAATTGTTGCTGTAGTAAATTCACTGACTGTTACAGAAGAATATAATTGTAGATTAATCCCAGCTACACCTAATCCAGTTACTGTAGCTGCTGTGATGGCACCTGTAGATGGTGATACAGACGTTACCGATACTATAGCATCATTGGTTGTATTGGCTCCGCCGAGATCGCTACCTAAAATTCTAATCCTATTTCCTGGTAGATATGCTGTACCGCCATCGGACACTATGATATTAGTGTAACCGCTGGCAGTCCTAGTGATAGTAAACTCTCCGTTAATACCAGAACCTGGAACTATGACCACAGGAACATTATTAATAGTAGTTCTATCATCTCCTGTTCCTGCAGTAGATATCTGAGAAATAACACCGGGAGCATTTTCATTAGCTATTAGTCCACTAACTAATGATGCTGCAATAATTTCGCCGCTGCCGCCAATATTATCGACTTGTATTTGAAGATCGTTTGAAGGGGTATTACCACCAAGTTGTGTGCCATATATAGTTACGATTTCGCCGCTAGCATAACCGCTACCAGCAAATGCTACTACTAAACTAGTATAAACAGCACCAATTCTACTAATATTAAACTGTGCCGAGCTACCTGACAACGAGGTAGCATCTTGTAATAATCCAGTAAATGTTGACGTTGTCTGTGTAGCGGTAATAGTCACATCATTAGCAGGAGTTGCATTACTGGTAAACACTGTTCCTAAGATTAAGAATTCAGTGCCTTTGACATATCCTGTGCCGCCGGCATTAATCACTGAAGAAAATCCTGTGCCTGTTCTAGTTACATCAAAGGTAGCACCTGATCCTAATGTACTATCTGGACTAGTAGCGGTATAAGAACTGTTATTAATGCCGCTAATAGTTTCATTACCTGAAGACATTAAACTAGTTCCAGAAATAACATCTGCTGTTAAAATAGAACCGCTAGAAACAGTAGCTACAGTAATCAATAGATCATTAGCAGGACTTGTACCAGATAAATCCGATCCTAAAATTCTTAGAACATCACCTACTTGATAATCAGATCCACCCGTGTTAACTGACACAGATATGTAGCCTGAAGAATTACCAACAACATTAAATGTTGCCGCTGAGCCAATTGAAATTTCATTAGTTCCTGTTAACTCAGTATATGTTGTAGTGTTACCAATGATAGCACCAGAAAATGGTCTATTAAACGTAACATCTGTTCCAACAATTGATTCAACAAACGTAGAAGAACCTGTTTGATCATTGGCACCTAGACCTATAACTATGCCTGATGTGCTGGCAACTGTAAGAGTGGTTAGTCCTAAAAGCGTAGGAGCATAATCTCCTAGCACTGTAGGAGTTACTATAACTCCGCCAGAACCGACAACAGCAGTAACCTGAGATCCAAATCCGATGCCAGTCGCAGCATTCATTGGCGATCCTATGCTAGGAATAGTTCCGCTGGCTACAGCAAATTTTGATGTTGCCGATGGTGTATCAAATTGAGTAACAAATGTTCCAGAGGTTCCGTTTGATAACAAGTTTATCGTTGGTGACCCGATAGAAGCACCTGTGTAAAAACCGCCTTTTCTTATCTGGGTATAGGTAGTTTTTAGACTTGTTCCGGATGTATTTCCTACTCTTGATTTAGCAAAATAGGTAAGTGTAGTAGGTGTTGGAATTGTTACAATAACAAACGCACCTTCTGCTCGACTGATACCAGAAATAGCTGTATCGAGCCCAGCAACGGTTATTGGAGTACCTGTGGATAAACCATGTGGTGCTGCGGTAGTCACTGTGATTGTTGAAGCACCTACGCCATTACTTGGAAAAGAAGCATCGGACGTTATAGCTGTTACTTCAAAATCAGATCCAGGAATTTCGTAAACCGAAGGGTATCCTCTAGCTATACCAATAGCCTGCCACTTAGTTGGTTGTAGACCGTATTCAAAGTCAGCGTCAAGCATGGACTGTGGAGCAGCAACTCTATGACGTTCAATAGCATCTGTACCAAAATCATAAGGACGAACTTTCATCTCGGCCGATTCAACGAATATCTGTAATTCGTCAGTTTCGTCCATGGTAGATGTATCTGAGTTTAGACGCAGATGTACGACCCTATCAGTAACTTGTTTAAATGCTACAAAATCATCGTCTCCATCAAACTCTGGCACGAGATCGCCGCCGGCAGTGTTTGTAGAAAAATTGTATATAACTACATTTTTACTGGTATTTGTGATTAGTAATAGATCTTCAAGTCGAATGGGCCCTTGGAATTTAATCAATCCATATCCCGCAGCTTCTTTAGCTGGTAAACTGCTTTCGCCTTGTTCAATAATATTAACTAAATTATTTGAAAGAGTAAGAATTACTGTGCCTGCCTCTGGATCATAGGCCTTGGAAGTATCTACAATCTGTTCTTCTACTGTTTGATATGGAACAGTTCTTGGAGAAACTGCCGGTAGGCTAGTAGGACCATCTTCTAAGAAATTAATAAAGACGTTGGTAAGTTCTGTAATTCTTGCGTAGGCACCTGACTCCGCCGACGGTGCTGTTAATATCTGTGGATAAACTATTTGATAATCTGGTGCGTTGACTCTTGGAAAAATATAATCAACAATTACTTCTTGTAAAAATCTGTAACTGGCTATTTCCGGAATGCGAGATCCGTCAACCTGGAATACTCCATCAATATAATATTTTTGAGCAATACGTCTTGATTCTTCATTACCGTTATTTTCTAAATCGTATATTAACGCATCTATCACATAACCAGAATCTCTAACACACTTTGCTGCGTCATAGGTATATCCTTTGAAAACTACCACTTCATTAATTACTGAAGTTTTTCCTGTGGTGATAGCATTGAACGCAGTTTGTAAAGGTGCTGTGGCAAAAGTAATACCGGGAGTTGTTCTAACTATACCTGATAATATAGTATTAGCTTGTGTTTGTGTTGTCGCTGCTACAACAGTAGCAGTGATCTGTACTAGGTCTTGACATATTGTCGCATCTGCTGAGTTAGCAGCAGGAAAAGTACGATTTTGTGTTAGGGTGTTGCCGTCTGTTTTTGTAACAAATTCATTTAATACTATCTGTCCAACAACTTGTTTTAAATGTACATAGGCTGCGACTGTTTGTAGTCGATGAGTAGGATCAATGCCTGTCGTACCGTTAGCAAAACTATAGAAGAAAAATCTAGCTTGATCGTAGGTAGCACTATTACCGCCATATAGAATATCGTAACAAAGAGCGTCAATAGCATACTTGACATCTCTAGCACATTTTACAGGATCATGATCAGCGTCAGGATATTGTTCTGCGACCCAGGCATTAACTTCTGCTGCTAAAAAATTCTTATTAGAAACTAGCTGATTCTTAGCTGCGATCCTACTAACTGTGGCATTGCTGGGTTCGGCAAGTATTAATTCGTTGGCATTTTCTCTGCCGTTTTCAATAATGTCTACAACTTCGTTGAAGAAAGCATTATTTCTAGCCACTGCTGCTGTGCTAGCAGCAACGTTTGATAATGCGGCAATAGCTGTTTTTGTTCTTTGTATAGTATCTATGACAAAGAAATCATTGTCTATAGAATTAAATTCTGCTAGTCCTAAGAATAGAGCATTATAATTTGTACCTAATGCTATGTCAAATTTTACTCCGTCTATAAGATATCCAATATCTCTTTCACATTTGGTAGCATCAAGAACTTCGTTGGCGATCCATCCAACGATTTCATTTTGTAGATATGATTTGTTTAGTGTTAGTAATCTTACTGCTTCAGGATACAATGTTGTTCCTGCTTGATTCTGCATTACACCATTGATAATTAAATTTCTAATAAATTCGTGACCTTCAACTTCTGCTTGGCCACTGCCGTCAACTTGTAATACACCGTTATCGTAATATTTTTGTATGGTAAAACGTGTCTGTTCATTACCGCCGTATCTTAGATCGTGTAGATAAGCATCTAATACGTATCCTAAATCTCGCTGACATTTTTCAGAATTAAAAGTATAATTTTCATAGGGTGCTGCTTTATAAGAAATAGCAGGCATTGAAGACAATCCGTTGGCAATAACTGTGGTAGTAACGGCAGACAATGTATCAATACGTGCCGCTGCGGTTGTTTCTGCCGATGGGGCAACTGTGTATCTCGTAGCAACTAGTTGAAGGGGAGTATAGGCAGCACGTGGAAATATATAATCAGTAATTAAATCTCTTATAAATTCATGAGTTTTAACTTCAGCTTGCCTGTCTCCATCAACTTGCGGTTCGTTATTAATCCAATACTTTCCAACAACTGATCTAGTATCTTCGTTACCACCGTATCGAATATCATGGATGTACGCTGCTAAGACATAACCAATATCTCGTTTACATTTAGCCACGTCATAGGTATAACCTACAAATCCTGCGAAATTTCCTGCTACTTGTGTTGCTATCCAAGCTGTGGCTTCTTCTTTAATAAAATTAACGTTGTTTTCTAATAGACGTACAGCATTAGGATATAAATTAACGTCAGTGTCGATATCTATCCTATAATTGAGATAAGCTGTTAACTCTGCTTTGATAAATGGCACGTTGTCATAAAAACTTTGCCACTCGTCTGGATACAAATTGCCGAGGAAACTAATTCCCGGTCTGAATGTATAATTGTCTATTTTTTTCTTTGCCATCTTCTATCCTTAGGCTCCAAATGCCACTGCAAAAGCAACGACAGAGTTGTCTACGTAATCTTTTCGAGTAGCGTGTTCGCCCGATGTGGGAGCAGCGTTTATCGAAACATTTTCTATATATGTAACAGTACCTGTAATTGTAGCAGCATCAAATGATATAGTAGCACCGTCTGCGACAAATTCTCCGTTAACACCGTTATGATCTACAACGTTTAATTGATAAGTGTCTATTTTTCCAGGCGTAGTTTGTCCGAGATCAACATTGTCTATGGTTCCTGTTGCTAGGCTATTAATAACCACTCGACCGTTGATTATTGATAAGCGGTTTATGTTATTCTTTTTTAAGAATACATCACCGTTAACTGTTAAATTTTGTAAAACTCCAAGAGTTTCTAAACTACTATCTCTAATACTTTCAGTTAGTCGATCAGTGTCAATGATTGTTGATCCACTGATGCTTATAGTAGTAGCATTGAGATTTGCTGTTGTTACAGATAATGCCGTTAGATCGCCTTCCTTGTCTACAAGGAATCCCGGGCTTCTGTAACCAAATTCTGTTCTAAATTGTATAGTCTGTACTGTCATTTTTACCTAGTATTTATTGGTGTTATAATCTACCAACTACAACTTCAATGACTCCGGAGATACCATCAAAGTCTTCTAACGCTTTACCTATCACAGTGCCAATGCTAGGGTCCAGGGACGGTCTAGCATAACCATCACCGCCACTGATCAACATATCACCTTTTCTAATTTTACCTCTAACTTTACAAGGAACACGGCCTTGTAGTGCTATTGCTATTACATTTTCGCCTTCTAAGTCAGTGTTCATCAAGTAAGCAGGGTTTGTAGAAACAACGCCAGCTACTCTGCGAGTTGAATCCTGTGCTAGAGTTACTTCTTTGTCTCCACCAAATTCTAAAACAGTTCCAGGATCATAGGCACGATCGGCTAGATATTTTTCAGCTAAGTCCGCCCATCTAGCTGTAGTTGCTGTAACATTTAATGTGCTAGTCGCTACTTCTAAAGTTACCCCGGAGCTGGCATATAAACTTTGTCCAGTAATTGGGTCTGTTCCTTCAGCGATGACCATAGGATATGTGCCATCAAGGACTTCCGAAACAATAATCTCAGTAGCAGTTCCGCCGCTACCTCCACCACCACCAGAACTTCCTGTATTGGTTATTGTTATCCTATCACTAGTAGCATTGGTAGTAATGGCTATTCCCGAGCCTGCTACAAAAGTCAGTGTATCTGATGCCGAATCTGCTCTAATTGTCGACTGCCCTGCTACGCTGACAACACCAAACGCATTAGCTGATGTGCCGCCGCCAGTTCCGCCGCCACCTGAGCTTGATAGAGTAATACTTCTATTTGAAGCATTAGTAGAAATGGTCATTCCTGAGCCGGCGATTAATGTTAAATTATCATTTAATACTATGCTATCAACATCAGCTTCACCTGATACAGAAATAGTTCCAAACGATTTAAGTTCGTTACCGCCCACGGTTGTACCGTCGGGCAACTCGATAGCTCCGTTTCCATTATTAGATATTATCGCACCGGCGATATCTATACTACTGCTAAGATACAGATCCCTAAATCGTTTTAGGGCAATACCAATGTCAAATGTTCCGCTAGAAGTCGGTGTAAGAGTTTTGTCAATGGCAGAAAGATTGGCATTACTGCCGCCCGTGCTGCCGCCGGGTGGAATTTCTCCGCCGCCGCCACCGCCCCCTAAGTCCTCCTCATCAACCAAATATGTTAAAGGGACTGGTCTTTCAAGATCGGTTAAGGTAGCAAAATATTGAGCGAAGTAGATGGCACGTACACCTTCGTACCCTTGAATAATTGGTGATAATTTTAAACTTAGATAGCTATCATTAACTGTGGCAGAAATTGTAATTAATGGGTCATCTATGGAAGCACGACCGTAAACTGTGTAAGTGGCTTGATCGGGTCTAGCTACTACAAGGATAGACATTGTTTCTTTTTTCTGAGAATCGTATTCTACAGAAATTATATAATTTGCGGCAGCAAAGTCGCCCACATACCAACGATCAATTTCGGTGTCTTGAAAGATTTGACGCCAGGGTCCTCTATTATAGAAGTTTACTCCGTTTTTTAGAAACAGAGTATTTTTTACACCAGTGCCAAAGTATTTGGTAAAATCAGTCATAGTTACGCTCGTTGTATGTTATATTTAACTGATTTTTAGAGAAACTAAAAACCCCCTAAAAAGGGGGTTTTGTTAGCTATTAGCAATCTTGATCAGCTTGCCGTATTCGGGTAAAAATAGATATTCTATATCACTTTTAACTAATGTTTCAATAGCATCATCTAAGGTTTCAACTAGTGGGTCGCCACCTAAGTTGAAGCTGGTATTAAAAATAATAGGAATACCTGTTTGATCGTAGAATTCTTTGATGAGATCGTAATAGTGAGGATTTTGATCACGCTTTACACTCTGTATTCTACAAGTTCCGTCAACGTGTATGATACTAGGAATCTTTTCAGCTATACCCGGCTTACAATTTACAGCATACATCATATGCGGTGTTTCTTCCATACCGCGTAAATCAAACCACTCATGTACGTGCTCGTGTATAATACTTCCAGCGAACGGGCGGAAATATTCTCTACGTTTTACAGTGTTGACGAAATCTTTGCCGTCTGGAAAAGTTGGATCAAATAACACTGAGCGATTTCCTAATGCTCGTGGACCATTTTCTGAACGTCCTTGGAATATTGTAACAATGTTTTTTTCACGCAACAATTTTACTACATCTTTATTAGTAGCATCTACAACTTCCCCGCCGGCGTAAGATACTTTATCTAGTATCTCTCTTTCTGCGTAGGTATACTGGGGTCCTAGATATAGTGTATCTAATTTATGCTTTTCACGGCTATCTGCCATAGCGTGCCAAAACATTAATCCAGCACCCATAGCTGTTCCAGCATCATTGCTAATAGGTTCAACATAGATATTGATACCTTCGTCTTTTAACTGTTCGAGATAATGATAATTTGCCACACAGTTTAAACCATACCCACCGCTGATAACAACATTTTTCTTGCCGCTAATTTCCACAGCTTTACGTATTAATCGAACTACTTGTTCTTGTGTTTGGGTTTGACAAGCATAGGCGAGATCCCTACGGCTTTGAAGTTTAGTAACATCTTCGCCTTCTTGCGGCAACTCGTCTAGATAATCAAATAAAGCACTATTAACTACTGAAGAAGAAGGATAGGCAGGCACGATTAGATTCCGATTAGACAACGGAACCTTCGAAGTAAAATCAAACAACTTAGGAATCTTATCGTTGGGTTTACCGTAGGGAAACAATCCCATGGTTTTTCCTGCTTCGATAGATGAGAACCCACAATATTCGGTGACAGCCTCGTAGGTTTTAACTATACCCGCTCTATCCGAAAGCCATGCTTCATGGAACTCACCTGCTTCCCCAAATTGATCTGAAGGGCATTTGTCCATGTATGTGCCAGCGACAGGCTCGCGAGCACCGTAATTTTTATAAAGAGTTTTGAATTGTGAAGGATACCCGCAGTCAATGATTGATTCTACTTCCCATACCCATAACGGTTCGTTACCGTACATTAATTGAATGAAGGTACCAGCACCGTCAACGATTAGTGCTACTGCGTCATCGAATCCACTGCGATAAAAAGCACAGGCAGCATGAAGTTTGTGATGCATAAAACTTAAATCAACGACCTGAGGATGATTGTGATTATCTTCTTTACGGCTAATTAAACCTAGCTTACGTGCTAGACCAGTATAAACGTCATCGCCGCTGAAATCAATCCTAGCGGCAGTATCTGTCAATTTCTGCGTATGTGCTACAACTAGATAATCTAACTTGTCAGTGTATTCTAAAATTTTAACCATCGAAGCTAGCGGACCGCCGTCGTATTTTTGACGGGTTAGTCTTTCTTCTTCGATAGAAAAAACGATTTCTCCGTCCTTGAATAAACATACACCTGCGTTGTGGCCACGTGCTATGGCTGCGATCCAGCCGGAATTAAGTTTAGGTTCTGTCATTTTTTATGTTTTCCTTGTACGGCTTCTATGATATAATTTTGTATTTCTGGAGTCATAGTCATTATAGGTTCGTGTTTTCTATCAATACGTTCATCCATGGTAATTCTAATAGGACTATATTCACGTGTTTCTTCCCCCATATCTAAAATTGTGAATGTCTTACAATCTGGATAAGAAACATTAATAGGATATGTTGACCCAAATAGCACAGTTGATGGTTTGTCTACACAATAGGCTAAATGCTGTCCTAAACTGTCGCAGCCTAAGAAATGATCTGCGTATTTGATAATCGCCGCCCATTGACGCATAGAAACATTTTCGGGCATGGCGATTTCATCCTTGAATTTTTCATCTGTGAAATCAATTTTAAATTCGCTCATCAAAATTACACCAAATTCTTTTTCCTGTAATTTTTTAATTAGAGCTTTTGTATCTTTAAATTCTATGCTTCGACTAGTTGAGTCGACTAGCGAGTCGTCGACTACTTGTATTCCGCGACCAAAAGGTTGGAATACTACGATTTTACTTTTCTTTAATTGTTTTTTAACATCGCCGATTAATTTACGACCTGTTAATAGCTCGTCTTTGCTGAGAATCAATGTAGGTTTAGGTAATGCTCTGATACCTTTTTTATTGATTTCAATATCAAATGCCTGTGCTATGGAACATTTTTGATTATAATATTCCCATATTCTGTAAGGCTCGGGGCTAACAATATCTCGATCTTTGATCTTTTCTAAAAAAAGATGTTTATGCCATATGTCATATGTTCTAGCATCGAGGGTTGGATGACCTTTGAAAACATCTGTGCCGCCCTCACAGATGATGATGAAATCCTTGTCTCCGGATTCCTGTTCATATTTTTCAAATGCGGGTATTGAGCATAACATACGGCCCGCACCGCCGTTTAAAAAAAATGCTTTAGAGCGTTGTTCCATTTAAACTCCAAGAAAATAGGTTCTGTCTTACTATGTATCACTACAATAATAACACAGAACCTAGTCTTGGTTCAAGAGTTTTCTTAAATTAAAGTTGGCAAGTTACTTGGGAATGGAATTTTCCAATGATCAATGCCAGCATAAAGTCTTTCCAAATCACGAAGCCATGCTATGTGGGCAGTAAAAGCTGTTCGATCTTCGTCAGTATAATCATTTAATTGTAGGCTTTGTTCAATTGCTGTAGCTATACTTTTATAGTTTTCAATAAGACTTTGTTTTGTAACAGCATGTAATCTGTATTCTGGACCTACAAATTGATTATTAATATATTTTAATGATTGGCCATAAAAACATTGTCCGATTGCTCCAGTGTTATCATCATAATGGTATGTGTAGTTCCATTCGTTGCCATCAGCATCAACTAGATCTGTTGAATAATCAGCAACTTCGCCGGTCTCATATGTGTTCATCAAATAAGCGGCAGGAAACGGATGCTCGTTAGCATCAATCAAATAAAATGTTGTTGCTGGATCATCATCTACAAGATTATCAAAATCTATCTCTGCTAAAGACTCTCCTCTTCTAGCAATATATTTGATTTCGCCTGTGGCATCAATGACACAGATAGCAAAGTAACGAGGTCCGGTATAGACCGCATTCTGTACCTTGTTTAGAGCCGTGGTATTTTTATATGGCTCATCTGGTAATAAAAATGTAAAATTTTTTCTCATAATCTTCCTCTAACAATATTTATGTAAAGAATCTAATTCTAACAGCACCCCATCCACCGCGACCAGCATGGTCACGAACACCTGGACATGGGCTTGTTGGGTATCCACCCGTTGCAGGTGGTGCGTAGTGTATACATCCCTGCATTTCATAACATCCGCATTTTCTATCTGATCTCCAGCAATAGTTCATAGGAATACCGCCAGTGGGCGATCTACGCAATGCTGAGAACGCACTAACTTCTTGCATTAGTGGTTGACCGGACCAGTTTGAATGTCTGTTATCATCTTCAGCACCAAACGCTGCTACGTTATACGGTCCGCAACTATAAAATCCTGCCGGAGATGCTGTATGATATTGGAAACAGCAAGGGCATTGTGGCAAGCAACCAAAAAATACTGAACAACTAAAGTGACCGCAGCAGTTTGTATCACCGCCGTAAGCACAGGCAATCCAAATACCGTTAAAATAATTACAGATAACACCGCAGTTATCGTTGAAGGGACCCGTAAAACAGTGCGATTGATTTACAAAACAACAGAATAAGGATGTACCGGTAGAACACATACCGCGGCCGCCTGCTCCGCCCTGGGCACAGATACAACCGTTTTGGGCAGTGGCACATTGAGTCCAACATACTCCAGTAGGATCTGAACAGCCTCGGAAACACAATGCGGAACTATTGCCACAACTATTACCGATAGTACCTCTTACAAAATCGTTTGAACTAACACAAATTGTTTTCTTAGAATAAGCACCTGCGTTACCTGGAGTACCTCCGCCGCAGCAGCACATCTGTGCTCCGGATCCGCCGGCACCCCATACTTCAATTACTGCTCTACCAGTCGTTGGAGGATTCCAACAAAACCCGTTACAAAAGTTTGTATACATGGTACCTGGTGTGAACACATAGATTCTGCCTGTTTCTAGGTTTTCCTCTACGCGACCAGTTGTTCTTGATCTTATTAAATTTTGAAACGATGTAGGCATTATTTTATCTCTTATAAATCTCTTACTGTACCATCTTGTACGAATCTAATACGGATAGCACCGTGGCCGCCACGATAGGCATGATCACGCACATCAGGGCAAGGAAACGGTGGTAATCCTGGGAATCCTGGCGGTACAAATGGGATACATCCGTTACCGTCGTAACATCCACATGTTCTGCCGCCTGTCCAGCAAGAGTGAGCACCATCAACTCCGCGTCCTGGTTGTCTTCCAGCAACGTTTAAGCCGTATAAGAATCCGTTCAAAGCCATTCCGCTCCAGCTAGAGTGTCCGTTATCGCTTTCATTGGTATAGGTAATCTCTCCGCCGCAGTCTGAATAGTATCCCGGGGGCGTTGCTACATGGAAAAATGTAGAACATGGACAGCTAGGTGTACAGCCAAAGAAGCTAGCACGACTAAATCCGCCTCTTAAGTTAATATCGCCACCGAACGCATCAGCACAGCATGATGCTGTACCTGTTCCGTAGTTGCAGATAATTCCGCAGTTGGCATTAAATGGGCCGGTTCCGCAGAATCCGCCTGCTTGGAAACAGCACCACATTGATGTTCCTGTAGAACAAAAAGTAGTACCCCCACGTCCGCCTTGAGCACACATACAACCGTTAGTTGTTGTAGAACGCCAGCATACGCCAGTGGGTTCTGAACAACCTCGGAAACATAGATCGTTTGAATTGCCGCAGCTAAATCCGATAGTTCCTGTGATCAAACATCCAGAGGCTACGGAGATAGTTCTCTTAGAATAAGCACCAGGATTACCTGGAATGCCGCCACCGCAGCAGCACATCTTAGCACCACTACCTCCAGCCCCCCAAATTTCGATAGTTGCGATACCGTTACCGGGTGATATCCAGCAAACTTCGCCACACATCTTTGTTCGGACATTACCATGAGTATATGCCCAAATTCGACCTTGTTCGAGATTTTCTTCTTCGAATGCGATAAACGGTAACTTTGCCTGAACAAGACCTTTAAATGATGTTGGCATCTTATTGTCCCTCTATAAATCTAATACGGATAGCACCGTGTCCGCCTCGTCGACCGTGATCTCTAACCTCGGGACAAGGATTCGGTGGTGTTCCTGGATAACCTGGGCCTACGCCAGGATAGCATCCTTCGTTGTCATAACAGCCGCAGCCGCCGCCAAATCCCCAACAATACGACCAGGGGATGCCGTGTGTTGGTTGACGGGATTGTGCGTTTAATGCTGACTGATGTTGGTGAGCACCTTGCCCTGACCAGTTTGAAAATTCATTGTTATTTTCTGTACCAAATACCACAACGCCGCCGCACTTAGAAACGTATCCCGGAGGTGTTGCCACGTGATAGGTGTAAGAACAGATGCAGGGTCCTTGACAGCCTAAGAATGCTGTACATGAAAATCCGCCGCAGCGATTAACATCGCCGCCGTAACCGCAGGCAATCCAAATGCCGCCAAAATAATTACAGATCGTTCCGCAGTTGTCGTTGTATGGTCCTCGGGCACAGTAGCCGTTGGCTGCGAAACAACAGTATAATGATGATCCTGTAGTACAGAAACTTCGACCGCCTGCTCCGCCCTGGGCACACAAACAACCCGAAGTACCGCAGTTGCCGGTCCAAGTTACGCCAGTTGCGTCCGAACACCCTCGGAAACAGATAGCGTCTGCGTTACCGCAGCTAAATCCCACTGCTCCGCAGACATAGCAACCTGATTCTACACGAATCGTTTTCTTTGAATACGCACCTGCGTTTCCAGGAAGTCCTCCTCCGCAGCAGCACATTCTAGCACCGGAACCGCCAGCACCCCAGACTTCAATAACTGCTGTACCTCTAGCAGGTGCTTTCCAACAGATTTGATAGTTGGTATAGTTATTGCCTGGTGTATAAACCCAGATACGGCCACGTTCTAGATGCTCTTCAGTAGCATAGATACCGTCACCTTTGATCTGTACTAAATTTCTAAATGATGTAGGCATGTTCCTTCCTGTTTAACTTATTATGCTGAAGCAACGACCCAACCATAAGTTGAACCCGTATATACTAAAGTAATGATCGAACCATTGACGTCTATGGTTAAGTCGTCGCTGATGTTTTGAATCTTAGCACCGTTTCTACCCACTGTAATATTGTTGGTAGCTGCTACACCGCCAATATCGATAATTTGTATCGTATCGTTGAGTAGTAGCGTAGAAACGTTTGGTAGTGTGATTGTAAAAGCACCACTTCCGCTGTTGGCTAAAATGCGATCATTGACTGAAGCGTTAAAGGCTGCAGAAATTTCGCGAATAACATTATTCGCTGTGCCTGTTGTTGTAATATATCTTCCCATGTAAATCCCCTGTCAATGTATATTTATGCTGTTGGTGTTTCTATACCGAACGCTACTGCACTAACGTTAGCACCGCTAGAATAGACTACTAAAAGTCTGCCCGCGTCCATAACGATACCTGTGCGTTCTAGAACACCTTTGCCCAAAACTTCTGTGTCGAATTCGATCCATTCTGCTGCTACGGGCGTTGCAGCAGCGGATACAGCTACTCTTACAGCAACCGCTTGGTTGCCTCTGTTACAGATTGACAAGGTAACCACCGAAAATGTGTCCGACGGAACTGTGTATACTGTTGTATTTGTAGCTGCTGCTATATCGTTAGCACCTAATCTACCTGTTGCCATTTAAAATCTCCATTAACTATGTAAAAATAAGTTCATAGCCACCGGTACTCCATTAATACCACCAATGAAATTCATCGGAGCAAGCACGTTAATGCGGCCGCCTGTGGTGGTTGTAATGTAGTCATTAGCTACAAATATCTGACCTGCTGTGAGAGTATTTACGTTCAAGGTGCTGGAACCTGAACCAATTTGTGAAGCAATATAAGCCTTAATTGCTCTCTGAGTAGGTATAACTGAATCTGAATCCTGTGTAAAGAACGGATCTGTACTGAATTCAGTGATTGTAGCACCCCCTGTGCCCAATTCTACCGAGCCCAAGCTGAGCTCTTGTAGTCCTGCGATATTAAACGCATCTGCGTTTAGTGTAGCAGTACCTGTACTTTGTTCGACTGTGAATAATCCACCAACTCGGAAGTTACCGTCCTGGTCTGTTGATGTGTAGAACACACGACCACCATTGCTTTCCACAGTTTCATTGGCCGGAATTGGATCGACCAGCGGCAATCCTGGGTAATTTGTACTAGTGAAATTACCAGTACCAATGTCTAAGAAGTCATGACCAGTTAGTCGAACCTGTGAATAGCGAATCCTAATTTCAAAAGGATCCTCATGCGGAACTGCTTCTGGAATTTCAATCGGAGGGCTTACTTGTAATCTAGCAGTGTAAGGTCCTGCTCCTAGTAGTTGAGTAACTGTTACTAGTTTATAAAACTGACCAGGCAAACTGGTAAATTCTACGTTTGATCCTGGTACTGGTATAGAATATAATCCCTTAACGTCAACATAGCTGCCATTTTGGAATAGATCAGCATAACCGTCGCCAACTACAGTACCTGTAGCTACTTCCCAATCAGCACCCCTGGTGATAAATGTTGGATTGGCCAGTACGCCATTGCCTACACGCACGGTATGTGGTGCTTCGTAGGTGTTGTTAGGATCAGTGACTGTCACTGCTGGCGGTGTAACAGAGCTATAACCACTGCCTGGCTCAACAACTCTAAATTCTACGATCTTAGTGTCAGCGATTCTAGCACGTACATAAGCACGAGTTCCTGTAATTAAAGCTGCTTGGGGTGATGTTAGGTTCGGTATTACCCATATCGGAGAACCGTTTGGATTACCAAATATTGGTCTTCCTGTGGTAGTAAACGCCGCAGTTCCCTGTGTCCAAGTTATTCCGTCTTGTGATTTATAATGTGCTGCTGAAGAACCATTTCCAGTAGCTACAAAAGTACCTTGTCCGTAGCCAACTTCGTCAGCGGTAGAAACGGACGCCGATATAGTCCATGTAGTTCCGTTATTGCTTATTGCCACGGCTCCGCCCGTTGACAATGCTACAAAAATGTTGTTTCCGAATACAACACTGTTCCAATTAGCAACTGCCGGAATCGTTGATGCTGTCCAGGATATTCCGTCTAAGCTATATGCAGCAGTCACAGAACCCGGAGCAGTATCTGTAGAAACAGCCATAAATCGACCTTTACCATAAGTAATGCTAGGCCAGTTTGTTTTAGTTGGAAGAGGATTAGCACCGTTCGCCCAGGTTGTTCCGTTTGTTGATACTAGCGGAGTAGCAGAATCTGATCTAACTGCGACAAATCTGCCGCCACCGAACGCAACAGATGTCACAGCACTGGTCTGAGGAAGATTTGAAGCAGTCCAAGTAACTCCGCCGTTGGTGCTGTACGCTGCGGCAGTAGTTCCTGAATTACCTAGAGCAACTACATATGAAACTCCACCGATGTCTCCACTGGCTATTGCTGTCCATACGCCTAATGGAAGTGTTGAAGTTTGCCAAGTTGTTCCGTTCGTTGAATAATAGCCTGTGGTTGATGATACTCCTGCGTTATAGTTTAACGCAACAAAATTACCTCCGCGACCTTTACCCTCGCTGCTAAATGTTAATATTTCACCGACTGTTATTCCTGGTGTTGAATCTACGGTTTCTATTCTAATTCTTAAATCATTCGATGGAGTAGATCCACCTAAAGAAGTTCCTGCGATAGTTAACAGATTATTATTGACATAATCTTGCCCAGCTTGGTTTAAAGTAACAGTATAAGTTTCGCCATTTCTAGTTATATTAAATGTAGCACCGGTACCCGAACCGCCAGTGGCTGCTATGTTGGTAAATGTCTCTCTTACGTTGGCGTAGACTGCATCGGAAATTCCGGATACTGATCCGCCAGTTACGCTAGGAGAACTTTCTGTTGGTGCTGCTACAGTAACTCTAGGTTCGATGATATACAATGATGATGGATCAGGTGCTACTATAGTAGTTCCAGGAATAACATGTTCCCAACCTGCAGTACCTGTCGATTCTTTATAAACACCTGCTAGTTTAGAACCAGCATTATAGGTATTGATATAACCGTATTGTCCGACACCTGCTCCGGATTGTATATAAATTCTCATACCGATGTAAGCAGAACTGGTTTGATCGTCTGTGGCTGCTAGGGTAATTGAACTAGTTGTTCCGCCTTGAGCAACGTTTTCTGAACTTAGATAATCTAAGCCACCAAATTGTCCCGAGCTGTCGTCGTTGTCTAATAATCTTACTTCAAATACGCCGCCGTCTCTAGTTTCATTACCAACTGTGGTAAATGAAGTTCCCGGTCCGTTGAAAGTAAATGTTCCTGCTGTATAATTAATACCAGCGTTTCCAAATTCAACTCGTTGTACTTCTTGTCCGCTGGTCAGTACTTTGGTAATCAGTGCTTCCTCGTAACGGTTGTTAACTATACCCGTGATCGCTGTTTCTGTGGCATCAACTCCCTCCGCCACGCAACCATATGTTCCGTATGAGCTATTACCGTTAGTAGCACGAATCTTACCGCCATCTTCTGCTAAGTAACCAATGTGTCCGTAATATGAGAACACAGAAACAAGTTCTGTCCTTCCTAAATTAGTACACCATACGCCAATACCATCTGACAGCACCTGCGTGAAATCGTTACTAACAATAGATTTATTACCGCCGTTGTGTAGATCTCCATCGATCTTACATCCTACACAAGCTGTACCAAAAGTTGTTACGTTTTGTACATAACAAGATCTTGTGGTAATCCACACTCGTTGATCATTAGGGCCCCAACCTGGGTCAAGACTTACATAAGCACCCGCTGTTGGTCTATAAGTTCCGTAGGCGTTCGGGCCTGTTAATGTTCCTGTTAGACCTTGTACGGTCATATTTCTAACACCTGTACTATTTCTTACTAAGAACATGTTCTCTGTTATAGATCCTGTAACTCCGTTTACATACCATTCTGCGGATGTTAGTGTTCTATAATTTCCGGTGTAGGCTAAATCAAACTTGACAGCATCGATATATTCATTGATGTCTCTAGCACAGGCCGCTAAAGTATAAGTGTATGCGGGATATGTTAGAGCAATATAGGCATGAATTTCAGCTACAATAAATTCTCTATTAAGTTCAAGTTGTCTTATAGCAGCGTAGACATCATATGCTGACGCTGCGGAATTTGAACCCGACATTGCTGGTGCTGACCCTGATGAATTAATGTAAAAATCTATATGGTCATAGGCATTCTGTACTAGGTTTTCAACTAATGTACCTTGTGTACTAGTAGCAAGGGGCTTGGTTTGACTCTGTGTTAAAGTATTTGGGTTTGACCCTGTTGTGGTTTTTGTAACTGTTACACCTTCTACAATATCGCCAATGATTGCTTTTAATCGTGTTAAGGCGGCCAAACTCTTAGGAACATCCGTAGCGTCAATTTGGCTAGCGGCAGGTCTAATGTTAGTAGAACGCAATTCATCTCCAACTACTGCTGTGTCTACAGGAACGATAATAGGCAATGTTTCATAGAACACACCAGTCTTAACTAATATAGTTCTTTGAGGCTTAACTTCTGCTCCTACGCTTCCTAATGTGCCACCAGAAATAGCTGTAGTGATCAGTGTTTTTAGATTAGTAATTTCTGTAAATGACGAATCCTCAGCTACATAATCAGTGTCAATAATCTGTAAAATTCTATCGTTTACAGGCACACTATTGGTAACTTGATAATTTGTTCCAGGTGCTGTATTAAGCAATACACAGGTGTTGACTAAAGTATTGACAGCATAATTTATAGCTGCGACAGTTTCTTCTTTTTGTCCCAGGCCGTAGAAAGTTGAAGCATTTGTAACATATTCAACAGCAGCCTGTCTAGATCTTACGTTACCGCCATGACGGATATCCCATAATAAAGCGTCGATGATTAAACCTACATCACGCTCGCACTTAGTTGTGTCATAAGAAAAACTAGATACAAACGGTGAAATGTTGTTTGTGATCTGATAGTTGATCCACTGTACAGTTTCTCTCTGTACAAACTGTCTATTAATTTCTAATATAAAAGCAGCTTCGGGATTTCTGGTACCTTTTTCAATTTGATCAGCTGCGTATCTTACAGTTCTCCATGGTTTATCTAAAGTAATACCGTAAGTTGGTGCTTTTTCATCTGTTCCGTCAAGACTTACATAGTACAGCTGGTCAACTTCTCCCCAATATTTCCACTCGGGTGCCGCCGCACTATTGACAACTAGAACTTGTCCGTCTGAACCGAGTGGTAATCTAGTTGGGCCGGCACCGCCGTAATACACAAGATCGCCTTGTGTAGTTAGCACTGACGATTCCTGACCGTTGGCTAATAGGTTCCAGTATGTTCCCGAGATGTCTACATCTGGTCTGTTTGTTGCTGTAGCAGATGTGTGTGCTGAAACACAGATATAACTGTTAGGTCCGTAACGAACAGCATCGCCTAGCACATATCCATAACCATTAGCCCATGCTCCTAGCCAACGAATACCTGGATTTAATTGTTCCCAATAGGTTAGGTTAGGTGGAGTTTGTCCTACGTTATCTAATATAGCCACATAGGTGTAGCCGCTTAATCTTACAACATCACCAACTTTATAGTTTGTTCCGATAGCCCAGTCTTGCTGGAACTTAAATGCTGTGGTAAACAGATCCCAATTTTGGTCACCTGTAACTGCCTGTGTCGGTTTGATATTACTATGGTTAGTGACTGCTACATAAGCATATCCGCCGTAGGTAACAATATCGCCAGGCTGGTAAACAGTTGATGAATTCCAACTGTTTTCAAATTGTAGTCCTTCTAAGAACTGTGCCCAATATCCAGAATCTTCATCTTGTTCAAATGTTCTTGATACACTAGAAGTGTGTTTTTGTAAGCAGATGTAAACTCCGTTACCAGTCTTAACAAGATCGTTTACTTTATAATTTTGATCAACAGGATCCCACGCACCTAGGTATTCAACACCTTGATTGAAATAATCCCACTTACTTTGGTCTGCTTCAAGACCTAGTGTAAAGGTTGCTGCCGCAGGGTGTCCTTCATTACATACGTAAGTAGTTCCACCAAAAGAAACTACGTCATTAATTTTATATCGAGTTGACGGTGTCCAAGGACCTTTCCAGTCAAATGCTTCTGAGAATTGATCCCATTTATCGATATCTGCCTTCTGACCTGAAGTTAGTCTATCTAACCCTTCAAGACCCATTGCGGCAGTTGGAGCGGATATATAGCCTAGATTACAGAGGTATGTGTTACCGCCATACTTAACGATATCGTTAAGTCTATACCTAGTGTTAGTGGTCCAGTCACCTCGCCATTCAAAGCCTTCAGCAAACTGATCCCATTTACTCTGTGTACTGTCACCTAAGTCAAGATCTACTTCGAGCCCGTCGTTGGCGTTAGCAGCAGATGTATGACCTACTAAACAGATGTATAGCTGTCCGCCGTATTTGACTATGTCGTTGACAAAGTATTCTGTGTCGACTGTCCAGTCTCCCTTCCATGCCTGACCATCGCTGGCTTGATTCCAACGTGCTGGGAAGTTATCCGCATCTACATAGAAATTTGAATCAGCCGTATGCCCAATTACGCAGATGTAAACTTTACCGTTTACTCGAACTACGTCATCTTTAAGGTAAGAGGTTCCTGCAGCCCATTCGCCTTTCCATATAAATCTAATTCTACCTAATTTAAACTCTGCCATCGATTACTCCGATCTTCGATACCATATTTATCTAATATGTTTTTAACCTAAATCTCTACCAACTTCTTGCCCGTCTAAGTTGCTGTTAAAAGCGTCTGAAAACATGCTCATAGCCAACATCATACCCGAAGCCCCTTTTCTCATATTCATATTTCTTGGTAGGTTTACATAGGTATTTGTAGTACTACCAATATTATTTGGTCCACCTAATCTAACAGTACCTGCAATTAATGTACCTGTAGCTGCTTCTGAACCCCCACCAGAAATACGTCTTTCAATATAGGCTTTAATAGCCCTTTGTGTAGGAACAACGTTATTTGAATCAGCAGCAAATGTAACATCTGTTGAAAATTCACGTATAACTACACCTGTACCACCTACACGAATCCCGCCTAATCTCAGTTCTGACAGTCCGCCTAAGTCAAAATAGTCAGCACTAATTGTAACTACACCGGTGGCCTGCTCAACAGCAAATAACTCGCCAACTCGGAAATTACCGTCCTGGTCAGTTGATGTGTAGAACACGCGACCGCCGCCCCTGTAATAAACTTCATTTTCAGGTGCTAGATTTATAAGATTAGTAGTAGGATAATTTGTTTGAGTAAAATTACCTGTTCCTATTTCTAAGAAATCGTGACCTGTTAGTCGAACCTGGCTGTATTTTTCACGTATTTCTACTGGTGAATCATGAACGGGTGTTGTGGTTCTGTTAAAATCAGGACCCACCCTAATCGCCAATCTATAGTTACCAATTGAACCACTTAATACCTGTACTGTTAATACTCTATAAACTCTGTTATCTGTTCCGTCAGATGCTACCGCAGCATCGTTATCAGCTAATACTAGATATTTGTTTAATCCTGCTACCGCAGCACTTGGATTAGTTAATGGGTACTCTCTTTCTAACCACGATAATCCTAATCTAGAAGAATAAGCTGTTGAACCAGTTCCAGAAAACAGAACAAATTTTCTATTAGCAAATATTATATGAGCCCAGTCGTCAGTAGAAGGAGCTGCTGCAGCATCCCAAGTGTTTCCATCATCTTCAGACAACGCTATTTGATTACTGTTTCTAGCAATTAATATTATATGATTGTTACCGTAGGCAAGATCTGACCACTCTGCCGTACCTATTATAGTTCTTAATAACCAGGTTTGTCCATCCACGGATATAGCTACCTTGTCATTGTTCGTGGAAATTGCTATAAAATTATTAGCACCGTGTTTAACTTTAATCCATTGAGCACTAACTGGTAACGATGCCGTTTGCCATGTTACTCCGCCGTCGTCGGAATACAACGCACTAGTTGAACCGTTGGAAATAACTACCCATTTTCCATTTAAATAATCAACCGATGACCAATTAGCATCGGGTACTGTTATTGTAGTCCAGCTAATTCCGTTAGTACTTCTTGCGAATACTGTACCATAGGCTACTGCTATGTATACACCGTTACCAAATTTTATGTCACGCCAGTCCCTCTGTTGAGAAATTGTAGTGCTAGTCCATCCTTCTCCGTTGGCCGAATACACTATCTGAGCCAATCCGGAACCACTTTGATAAGTAATTCCTACAAATTTATCGGTACCGGCAGTAACTCCGCCCCATGGTCCTGTTATCGGTAGCACTGACGGTAGCCAATTAATGGTGTTAATTTCAAAGTTAGCACCGGTTCTAACTATTCTCGGTACTCCGTCGACAATTACATCTCCACCTAATTCGTAAACATCGGCGTATCCGTTGCCTGACACTGTTACTCTAGTTGTTGATGTTTTGTATCCAACGCCTCTGTTAAGGAATGTAGGATTTGCCAGTACTCCATTTCCTATCCTAAATTCGTATTCGGGATTCGATGTTGATACAGGATCGCTAAGAGTAAACACTGGTTGAGCATTATAACCGCTGCCTGGTTCCCATATTTTTATTGACTGTATTCTTCCGCCTGTTATAACAGGTCTGCCTCTAAATGTTGCTCCGTATTGAAATGTATCAACAGTACCAGAAGTTTCTGATAATAATACCCATCTACCCCTATCAGCAGTATTTGGTACAAATGCTAGAGCGTGTCTACTGAAACTGCCTCCGTCTAATTGTTTTAATTCCCAAGAAAATCCTCCGCTATCGGATACTGCCACATACTGTGTAGCAGAAGAGCTAACCGCAACAAATAATCCTTGATCGTAGCTAATTCTACGCCATGCTGTATCAAACGGTAAAACTGATAGATACCAAGTAAGTCCGTCAAAACTGTAAGCCACCGCATTACTATTTGAAGATATTGCTACGAAGCGATTGTTTCCATAACACATATCAGTCCACTGCGGTTGTGTTGAATCGCCGAACACAGGAATATTTGAACCTGCCGTCCATGTCACTCCTGAATTCGTACTAACTGCGGTTTTACCGTCGGTTGAAATTATAACAAATTTGTTCTTACCGTAAGCTACAGCTCTCCATGGTGCTGATATCGGAGTTGAACTCAAGGTCCATGTTGATGTATACACTATCACAGATGATGTTAATGTTGGAGCGGTAGCTACGAATGTTCCATTTCCGCCTGCGATATTAGTACAATTAGAAAATCCAAGAGCAGTACCTACAGCGTCTATGGAATTAAAGGTAAATGATCCAGAGTTCCATGTTGCTACTATAGCAGAAGTTTGAGCGGTTACTGCCGCTATACGAGACCCGTCCCAGGCAACTGATGTATAAAGTTGAGGATTGTTGGCAGAACTAGCTACAGACAAATTAGTTTCATCGTCGCCTATAAAGATAGCTCCTACACTACCGTCTGCTGGTCGTCCTACAGCAACAAACTTACCTATTTCTTTGATATAAATTGCGTCTAAGAAATATCTAATATCATAAGGAGAAGAATCAGCAGAGTATGCTGGTGGTGCTGTGATGACACGTGGCTCAATCCTGTAAACTGAAGTAGTGTCTAGCAGTGCCGGCAACGGATAACCAGCAATTACGTGTGTCCAACCCAATTCTCCATTATATTCATTGTATACATCTATTCTTTTTGTAACTATATCATAAGAACCAATTGTTCCGTATTGTCCTGTGCCTGTTCCGCTGGTAATAATTATCCTAGCACCAATATAATCAGACGCAAATCTTTCGTCGTTTGAGGCAATAGTAATACCGGTAGTATCACCGCCTTGAGCATTGTTACCAGTAGACTGGAATCCACCGCCACCTAAAAATCCCCCTTCTTCAGGATCTAGTAATCTCCACTCAAATATTCCACCGTCTCTAAATTCGTCTACGATTACAGACGCACCAGCACCTGATCCTAAGAAACTCATGGTTGCCGAAGTGTAATTTTCACCCGCATTACTGAACTCTAGATTTAGAATTTCGTCGTTGGCTTCTCCGGAGAATGCCGAGACTACCATTGCTTCGCCTGTACGGTTATTAATAGACCCTTCTGCTGGGGTTTCTGTCTCGTCTACACCTTCTGCTACGCAGCCGTATGTTCCGTATGAGCTATTACCGTTGGTGGCACGTATTTTGCCTCCGTTTTCCGCTAGGTATCCCATGTGTCCGTAGTATGAGAACACAGAAACTAATTCAGATAACCCATTATTAGTAACCCATGCTCCGATACCATCTGATAAAATCTGCGTAAAATCGTTGGCAACAATGGATTTGTTGCCGCCACCGTGTAATGCTCCGTCAACTTTAAGACCTACACAACCGTTACCGAATGTAGTTACGTTCTGAACATAGCAGGATTTTGTAGTAATCCATACAGAGCTGTCGGCTGTTCCTGAACCTGGATCTAAACTAACATAGGCCCCAGCTGTTGGTCTTCTAGTACCGTACTGATTGATACTACTGAGAGTCCCGTTAAGACCTCGTAAAGTTATATTTCTAATGCCTGATCCGTTGTTTACGTAGAACATGTCCGATAGTCTATAGTCTAAAGGATCAAGATATGGATCACCATCTACATCGTATGAAATATTATTAGGATCGTATAGCGGTTCTATAATTGTGCTTCTAAGTTCTTCTCCGACGATAGCAACATCTCTAGGAACTTTAATTGGTAAAATTTCCGAATAGACTCCCGCTTTGACAAAAATTGTAGCTGGGCCTACAGCAAAATTACAGGCATATCTTACAGTTCTAAAAGCACTGTTTAAGCTAGTACCATTGTCTGGAAGGTCGACACCTTCTCTGCTAACATAATAAACTTTTTGTATCTGGCCAAATGTTTCCCAAGAAGGAGAATTGTCAACTACCCTTAGAGTTTGCCCAGCGATGCCTATAGGTAATCTCGATTGTCCTATGGTGCTGCCGTCTTCGGTTTCGTCATATACTTTGATATCGCCTTGATATCTTAAACTGTTAGTAGGCTCGCCTCTGATCAATAAAGTCCATAGATTGTTATCATAATCGTTGTCAGGACGCTGATTGATATTTGAGGCTAAATGTTTTACCAAACATCTGTAAGTGTTATCTTCAAATACAACAATATCACCTATAGCATACGTTTCATCAATCTCCCATTCTTTTCTATATTTTTCTCCAGGAATTACTAATTCCCAAGCAGTTGCGTCAACGTTAGGATCTGTTATGTTGTCATTAATGGCAGCATAGAACTGTCCGTTGCGTCTAACTACTTCACCTACAAAATAAGCTGTATTACTAGCCCATTCGCCTGCTACTCTAAAGCCAATGTTTAACAGTTTCCAGAATGCTATAGAGCTGTCGTCATTTTGTGCTGCTGAAGTAGCGGGATTTTGACCAGTGTTATTATTAAGAGCTTCGTACGAATATCCGCCATATCTAACAACATCGCCGCGTTGATATACTGTGTTAGAGTTCCAGTCATTTTCAAATTCAAAACCGGGAATATATACCTGCCACTTGGTCGGATCAAAATCGTCGGTACTGGTATGATAGTCCACACAGATCCATACACTGCCGCCAAACTTGACTACGTCATTGAGCTTATATCTAACACCGGGAGTCACTGGGGCCAATACAGCAGGTACCCAATTGCCTTTGTATTCTATGTTTTTATAAACAATTTCCCAGTCTGCTTGGTTAGATTCTAGTCCGTCTGATGCTGTTAACGCAGATGTGTGTCCATCGATACATCTATAAACTATGCCGCCGTATTTGACGATGTCATTTTTTCTATAGCGTCTATTGGTAGTCCACGCCTGTCTCCACTGTTGTGCTGGATTAACTATTTCCCAATTAGCAAAATTGCCTTCGAGTCCTGTAGTTACATCGCTGGAAATATTTCTAGATGTACATCTATAGACAATGCCGTTATATTTTACAACGTCTCTAACTGAATAAATCGTTGATGGTTGCCAATCTCCTTTCCAATCATCGGATCTAGCATAAGATACCCAGTGGCTTTGATCGCCTTCTAGGCCGATAGTTTCTGTGTTTGATGTGTGCGAGCTAATACATACATAAGAAATACTTTTATATTTGACAATATCGCCTACGTTATAGGTTGTAAATGGAGTCCAATCTCCACGCCATTCGTATCCGTCAAACATCAATTCCCAACGCGGTTCGTCGGAGGCAGGAATAGTTTCTTGATTTATAAAATTTAAATCAGCATAAAAACTTTGAGTAGATGATATATGTCTTTTTATACAAACGTAACTCTTACTACCAAATCTAACAACATCATCAACGATGTAATTTAAACTTGGTTGCCAGTCACCTTTCCAGGTAAACTTTAATCTACTGATCTTATATTCTGCCATAATTTATCTCTTAAATTCCTGTAGGATACTGGTATTCTTCACTGATCCTTACTACTAGTTGTCCGTCATCGTCGATATAATAAAACAAATTTCTGTTGTCCCATCGATATTGTTGATAGGTAAGGTTTCTATATACGATGTCGTGATTTACATCAATGCCTTCAAAGAAATCTGTGCCTACTTCAAAGTCATTATAGTTGTCTTCTGGTATACCGGGTTGATTAATTTCAATAACGTCATCAGCATCTAATTGGTCTAGTCTTCCTAGATATAATTCTCCATCGGCGGTTCTTCTTAGACCGTAAAAAAATCTAGGAACACCTACACCTAAAATTCCTTCTACGTTAAAATCACCTATATAATATGTCATCTTTATTTCCTTATACGATCTCAACGTAGCTTACAATTACATCTGCGGCATTTTCTCTGTCTGCAGAAGCTGCTAAAAGATTATTTTCAGCCATTACTAACTTTTCACCGCCATTGATCACTCGTAGGCTTTGATTAGCTGGTATAGTAACGTCTTTGATAAAATATCCTGTAGTCGATGTATTGTCAGTTAGAGTGATACTGACTTTAATAACTGCACTGGTCAAGTTAGTCATACTTAGACCAATTACTGTAACTCGACTAGCCGCAGTAGTTTCTACCATATGCGTAGATACGGTACCTAAATCTTTAATCACTTTGTTTCTAAAAAACGTTGCCATCTAATTGATCATCCAAAAATTAATGCTGTAGTAATAGCTAAACCTTCTGCTTCTGAATAAGTTATTCCTGTACCGCTACTGCCTGCTGCCGAAACCCATGTTACTCCGTCATATACTTCTACACGCTGGTCTGTGGTATTATAACGCATCATACCAGTTTCAAATAATACTCCCCTTTCTACATCCGACCCCCTAGGAAGGACAAAACCGTTAGTACCGTTAATTTTAAAATATCCGGTACCTGTTTGATTAAAAGAAGTTATAGCATCATTCTGTGTGTTTGTAATAGTGTTGTTTCTAATAGCAAAAACACCAATGACTGTACTACCAGTACCGTTAGGAGCTAATATTAAGTTCCCGCCTGTGCTGGTAGTAGAAATCGTATTACCTGTGATATTTATATTACCTATATCTACGTTACTTGTAGAAAATTGAGTAGCATTTAGGGTAGCACGATTAAGTCCGTTAATATAAAAACTGATTACATTATCGTTAGCACCTGGAGTAGTTTCTGCTGTTATATAGGTATTTTCATCTAAATCATATACTCCATCTAATCTACGCCAATTTGTACCATCAAAACCTTCGTAATAATTGTCGTCGGTATTGTATCTAATATAACCCGCTTGTCCTGTAGGTCGTTGTGCCTCAGTTCCTCTGGGTAATCTTACGGCCTGTGTGCCTTGGAAATCTACTATACCGGTACCGTTTGGTGCGATTATTAAATTAGTATCGGTTAGGGTAGATATCTGATTTTGATTTACTATAATCGATTCTAATTCTATACCGCCAGTGCCGTTGGCTCTTAGTTCTAAATTGGTGTTAGATGTGTTTGTGGTAATCAAATTACCGCTGATCGTTATCGAACCTAGATTAATTATCGGTGCTGTCACTGATCCTGATGCTACAATATCAGTGGTTGTGATATCGCCCGATACTGTTAGATTCTGTGCGATCTCAACATTGTTAAATGGCACAGTGATAATGCCGCCGCCGGTGGCTTGGAAGGTAAGATCACTACCGGGCGTAGTAGTTCTAATTACATTTCCTTCTACACGTATATTACTGAACTGAGCTGTTCCAGTAATATTCATGTTTCCGGTTAAATTGTAAGCTCCGGTTTGATTTACTGTACCAGTATGATTAGCTATACCGCTGTGGGTTAATGTGCCGGTAATTTGCGTATTGTTTAATTGTACGTCCGTTGTAACCACTAACCCACCGTTAACGATTAGATCAGTGTTATCTATAACTACACTGCCTGTACCGTTAGCACGTAATTCTAGATCTGAGTTAGAAAGTGTAGTTGTAATTCTGTTACCGCGTACTACTATGTCACCTGTGTCTATTTCATTAGACTGTAAAGATCCAAATGTACCGACAACATTATTAGCATATAACGTACCGTTAACAAATAAATCGTTCTCTATTAATACATCATTTTCTGGAACGTAGATTATACCCGAGCCTGGAGCGTCTAATACTAGATTAAATCCGTTAGCAGATGAAATCTGATTGCCGTTAATACGTATATCGGCTATTTCTGCTAGGCCGCTGACATCTAAATTGCCGTTGAGTGTATAGTCGCCGGTTTGTGTAGTGTTTCCAGTATGGTTGGTATTACCTATTTGTGTTAGCGTGCCTGTTATACCTGTGTTTTGTAAATCTGTAATTCCAGAAACTGTTATATCATTTTGTATTAATACATCAGCATCAGGAACAATTACACTGCCTGTGCCATTAGCACGTAATTCTAAATCTGAGTTTGACAGGGTTGTAGTTATAAAATTGTTCTGTATGCGAACATCACTGGTTTGTACTATTTCTGTCTGTAATATTGTTAGAGATAAGTTTTCAACAGTCAATGTACCATTAACTGTTAGATCTTGGCCGACAACAACGTTGTTTGAAGGAACAGAAATTATTCCCGATCCGCTAGCAAATAATTCTAAATTGCTGTTAGAATCTGTTGTGTATAGCTGGTTACTATCAATTCGAATATCTTCAAATTGAGCGTAGCTAGTGACTGTGAGATCGCCTGTTAATGTGTAATCCCCAGTATGTGTAGTTGTACCTGTTTGATTTAAATCGCCTGTGTGATTTATAACACCTGTAATATCTGTAGTACCTAATAGCGTAGTAACTCCCGACACTGTTAAGTCTTGATTTACATAGAGGTCGCTGGTTACAGACACAATACCAGTACCGTTAGCTCTTAGTTCTAGATCGCTATTTGAATCGGTAGTTGATATTACATTATTTTCTATTAAAATATTGCCGTTGGTGTATCTATCGGCAGTTATATCTGTGGTAACATTTAATGTATTAGAGGAAATATCTCCAACTACGACTAGATCTCCAGTTACTTCAAGGTCAGTGCCGTCTACAATTACTTTACCTGTTCCTGCTGCTCTAAGTTCTAGATCACTGTTTGATATAGTTGTTGTTATAAAATTGTCATCTATTAAAACATTTTCAAACTGGGCCGCATTTCCTACTGAAAGGTTTCCTGTTACAGATAAATCTCCAGTTTGTGTGTAATTTCCAACTTGAACGATGTTACCATTTACAGTTAATGTACCTGCGATATTTGTAACAGCTAGATTGGTATTTCCTATAACTTCTAGATCTTCATCAATTTGTACATCACTGGCTGATACATATATCTTTCCTGTGCCGTTTGATCTAAGTTCTAAATCTGAATTTGATAATGTTGTTGTAATCGTGTTGCTGCTGATTACAATATTTTCGTTTCTAATTGTAGTTGAAGTAACTGTGCCAGTGTTGTTTATATTCACACCAGTAATTTGACCGTCAACCGTTAGATCTTGATCGATCTGTACATCGTTCGATGGAACATAAATTTTTCCTGTTCCTGCTGCTTCGAGTTGGAGATCTTGATTGCTGTTTTTTGTGCGGATATTATTCTGTACAATTTCAATATTTTCGAGATCCAGAGAGGCTGCGAAGAATGACCCACTAACACTTAGATCACCATTCTGTGTTACATCGCCTGTGATAGTACTATTACCAGTTAGATTTAAAGCACCTACAATATTAGTTGTTTGAAGATTTGTAGTACCGAGTACTGTAAATGTGTCATTAACTTGTAAATCGTTGTTAGGTATAAGGACTTTGCCGGTACCTGCTGCGGATAATTCTAAATCACTGTTTGAATCTAAGGTCGAAATCTTATTATCTACAATTTCAATGTTATCAGCAGTTAGTCTGTTAACAAAAATCTGTCTCCAACGATCAACAGTTGTTCCTAGATCGTATGTGTCGTTTAGTTTAGGAATAATATCGCTGTCAATCCTGGCTTCGATGTTGACAGAATCTGTGGTCTGATCGCCTATCGTGATGTTACCGCCGATGGTAACATTACCTGTTACGTCAAGATCGCCTGCGATATTAACATTGTTTAAGAAATTTACTTCGCCGGTAAACGAATCAATATTCATTACCTGACTTAAAGTTTCTACGGTGTTATTAGAAATGCGGAAATCACCAGTTTCGATCTTAGTAGCGTCAATATATGTTTGATTTACGCCGTCATTGAATAGCAAACTGCCCGTTACTGCTACGTTAGAGTTACTAAAAATAACTTCGCCAGTATCTTGATTGATATAAAACTGATCACCTACACGGAAATCGCCTTTGTGATCGACCGATGTATAATAAATTTTAGCACGATTAGTTTCGACTACTTCATTGGCTTGTATAACTGTGGTAGGATCATTATTAGAATCACCTCCGTTACCGATGTAGGCTAAGTTTTGTCCTATGAGATAAGCGATGACTCCGTCGCCGTCACCGTAGGCACCATAATTACCGTAGACACAGGCAGAACCAATGCTTCTTAATTCAGCACCAAAGTCTGAATAGTCAGCTAGGTCAACGATCGACGCTGTGCCGCCCGAACTAGATCTTAGGTCCTGGGTAGTAACACCGTCGTCTACAATCACCGTAGAATTATTTGTCCCGTTAAAATGTAGCAACAATATTGTATTTGAATCACTAGTAAACGCAGCAGTCGGTGCTACAAAATTAGATGTGTATCTTGCTACACCTTTGCTAATCCTAATTTCATCTATGTAACCAGCGTAAGCAGTTACACCAAGATTAGTTGCTCCGATTGTCAAAGAATAAGGTGCCGAATAATTATTAGTATCGGCATATGTTACACCGGATTGTGTACCGTTTATCCACATCCTAGTGCTACCGCTTGCTCGACTAATAGCAACATGTACCCACGTGTTTAGTGTTAAGGTGCTGCCGGTGATTACAGTTGCTCCGTTAACTGCGTAACGTAACACTCCCGTAGAACTTAAATTAAGTTGATGGTAGGGTGTGCTACCTGTTTGTGGTCTAAAATCTAACAAAGTTGACAACGCTGTATTTGTTCGATAAAACCAGCCGTCGAATTCAAAATCTCCGGTTCCAAAACTAAAATCTGGCTGACTGGCTATGTAGATATAGTCGCCCGTGCCGTCTAACACTAAACTTGCTGTACCAAATTTCTTAATTGCGGTTGATAATTTAGCACCGCCAGCAACTGATACAGTTTTTGTAGACCGATCTTCTAATGTCGTCCAACCTAAACTCTTGCCATCAATTACGTAAAAATCACCGTCAATACTTTCAACAACTCCGCTAGCTAACACTGTAGTTCCATCTGTGTCATAATATGTTATGGTATCACTGACGTTCCAAATACCTGTGGTATTAGAAATTTTTATTCTAGTTTTTCCATCACCGGCGAACCCGTCATTGCTGCTGAATAGATATATGCCTTTGTTGGCATAATATGTAAATGAATTTAACCACTCGACTCTAGCACCGTTAGTTGCCGATAGAGCATCTACGCCTGGGGTGATAAAAGTACAAGAATGGAACAGCATACTTGCTTCTTGAGATGCGGCGGTAGCATAAGCACCGTCAACATAAGCACCTTTACCTGCGTCGCCTGAACTGAACCCTAGTGGATCACCGACACCTGTGGCTGTGCCTTTGGTTAATACTGTGATATTTCTAACGTATGGACTTCTTGTAGTGACTTCAAAATCTGTAATAAAACGGAAAGCGTAACCATTATCTGGAAATACTCTGTTTCCACCATTACAGCTAAATGTAAGATTAGAAAGAAATACTCGGTCACCAAGACTAGCTGTGCCGCCGGTGTGAGTTAAAACTAAACTACCTGTGGTATGAGTATAGGTTGCTCCAGTGATATTACCGCTGCTGCTATCAATAAATTCGATAGTTCCGCCGCTGACATACGTGTGAGCAAACGGAGATGTTCCTACATCAACTGTAGTTGTACCAGGAGCTGCTGATGTAACTGTAAAATAATTGCCGCCACTGTAAAAATCAGCAACTGTTAGGTCTTCAACAGTAGTTTCACCGTTTAATAAAAAACCGTCATTGTATTCTGTAGCGGTAGTGGGCACGATACGCACAGAACGAATTCCTGT